ACATATTTCTGTCCACGAAGAAGATAAATCGTATCTTGTTGAACAGTATCGATAAAGTATTTGTTTCCACCCGCGTTGGCGACAGTTACAGCATAAGTTTTGGCAAGAACCTGTTCACCCGTAGGACCAGTTGTCCCAGTAACACCAGCGGATCCAGCAGCACCAGTATTACCAGTAACACCACCAGATCCAGATGCAGCACTTGCTTGATGGGTTCCATCGGGGAAGGTGATTCCACCTGCGTCAAGAGAGATACCAGTTCCAGCATGAACATATGTTGCTGCTTCCAGTTTAGCCTGACTTACTATTCCCGCACTGGTTATATTTGCTCGTGTGGTGTTACCAGTAATAAAACTTATGTTGTTATTACTATTAATAGCCATTCCGTCATTATTACCAAACGATAAGTCAACAAACTTATTTGACCGTACATCACCACCAGCAGTAATTCCACCATCACTAGAGATACCAGCGACATGAACTATGGCGGTTGAATCGATACCTAGAGTAGATCCAGCGAGTGTTAGTCCTGCTCCAGCAGTTATTGTAGATCCAGATGCGGCACTTACTTGATGGGTTCCATCGGGGAAGGTGATTCCACCTGCGTCAAGAGAGATACCAGTTCCAGCGTGAACATATGTTGATGCTTTGACATATGTTCCTGCTTTAACAAAACCATTGTTTGCGTTAAATCCACTAGTAGTAATTGTTGCGTTGACTTGACTGTTGCCGTTGGTCACTCTCCATGTGAAGTTACCATCACTAAACCCATATTTAGAGTTTGCATTGCCTGAACTCTGAACCATAGCACCATAATTAATAAAATTACCACCAGCAGTAATTCCACCATCACTAGAGATACCAGCAACATGAACAATGGCGGTTGGATCAATACCTAGAGTAGATCCAGAAAGTGTCATACCTGCGCCAGCAGAGACTCCACCACCACCACCAGATCCAGCAGGGCCCTGTGCGCCCGTTTTACCTTGTTTCCCTGCAAGTTCTACCCATTGATTAGAATCACCATCATCAATGTAAACGGAGAAAACTCCAGCAGTAGAATCAAACCATAAGTCACCAGCAGAAGCACCAGCAGGAGCGCCACCAGTGAAGGACAAATCTACGGCACCAGTATTACCAGTGACACCTTGAGGACCGGTATCACCGATGGGCCCAGTTACACCTCCACCTGCACCAGAACTAAATATTTCCCAATCACTATTACCAGTACCACCACTAAGAGAATAATACTTTAAATCATTCTCAACAAAAACCAACATACCTTGTTCGCGGCGATCGGCAGGAATTGCATCTCTGTCCGCAGTTGATCCAACATTACGCAAACCACCCAAACCAAAAGTTGGGTTCGTCACGGGGAAAGTATCCGCCGAATCTGTCGGTGAAATAAATCCACCTAATGGTACTCCTCCAGTTATACTTGCCATTATGTGTTAACCCTTATTGTTGTTTCGCCTGCAAAGTTGTTTGTCGATTCGAAGATAGTATACCCAACACCATGTCCATAGTCATTCGTATGAGTGAATGTACCGGCATTCGTGAATGGGAAAGCAAATCCAGTTCCAGTGTCCGTGAATGAGAGAGATCCAGAGAACTCAGCGGTAGGAATAATGAAGTATCCCTTATCAGGAGGAGAAGCGGCAGCAAAAGTTACCGAGAAATTATTTGGACTAGTTCTTGTTAATGTGTTAGCAAATCCCTGACCAGTCAAACCTGTTCCATTAAATCCAGCACCAGTCTTACCACTAAAGTATCTGTAACGCCAGTTCATATTATCAGTTCGACTTGGATTACTTCCTTCATCTTGTTGACCACTTATGGTAAATGTTAAGGTAGTTTCGGCGGTAAAGTTATATGCACCGTGTAAAACACTCTGAGGAGAACCATTATAATTCAATCCAGAAACTAATGTTCCTACGCCTTGATTTGCAGAGATTGAAAGTGAACCAGCAACCCAGTTTGCGTTTGGACCAGATGTGGACCATGTAGAACTAATTGATCCGTTACCGGCTGTTTGACCAACTTCATATGGTCCAGAAGAAATTCCAATATCAAAGGCAGAGAACGAGACAGATTGATATGGGTAAAGAAGTGTTTCAAGTATTGTAATTGCAGTGGTTCCATCGGCAAAAGATGTTCCTGCATCTACACCACCAACTGCTTCAGGGAATGTTTCACCACCGCGTAACCATCCTCTAACTGCAAACGTAGGACCGTTTAGTGTGAGTCCCGTACCCGCAACGTATGTATCACCCACACCATCGGCACCAGTGGGTCCAGTTACACCATCAACTCCATTGTCACCAGTAGGTCCGGTGATTCCTGTTGCACCATCGTCACCATCAGCACCAGTAACACCAGTTACACCTTGAATACCCTGAGATCCAGTGACACCCTGAGCTCCAGTGGGACCAGTAAATCCAATTGAACCAGTAGGTCCAACCTGCCCTGTTATGTCACCAGTCTGCCCGTTAAGTGAAGAAACGTATTCGGTAAATACCACATCTCCAGTTTGACTGTTCCAAGAAGTAACAACCGAACTAAAGGTTGCACCACCGGGAAGTCTAAAAGCTTCCGATGCGGATGTAAAAGAGGCAGTCGGAAAACCAAGAACTTCTATCTTCTTACCATTACCACCAGTAACAGATGCGGGAGAAATATCATAAACAAAGGCATTAAATCTTTGAGTGCTTGGGTTGTAATTTGTATTTTGAAGATATAAAATATTTTCGTTTGGATTATTCTTAACCGAAAAACGAATTTCTGCAAAATCATCACTGGCAAGTGCAATTAAAGTTTGTTTGAATTGAGCATTATTTGTGTCTAGGTTAAAAATTGACAAGTTCGTGTTTGATGAATTTGTCATTTCTGGATTGTATATAAACTCACCAGCACTAGTAGCTGCCGGTATGTTCAATACACCAGATGAAACCGTATAGTCATAAACTCCAACACCACCGAATGACCGTGCTATATCATCAGCACTAAGTAGAACTGTTGCAGTTTCACCCGCAGAAGAAACTGTAAAAGTCAATCCCTCGGTGTCAGAATCAAACAATAATGTTGGTTGACCTTGAACTACAGATCCACCAGAAATACCAACAAATCCAATGGTTCCCGTAGCACCAGTCATACCAGTCATACCAGTCATGCCGGTTACACCAGTTACACCAGTCAATCCAGTGAGTCCAGTTGCACCAGTTGCACCAGTCATACCCGTCACGCCAGTGGCACCTTGAGGGCCCTGCAAACCAACCGCACCAATACCAGAGATTACACCAACAGGTCTTATTATAAACGTGTTAGTTTGATCGACAACCTTCACAACATTTCGTTCGGTAGTTGTTCGGACTATAGTATTCGTTTCGTTGACTTTTACTTTTGTCACCTAGTTACCTCGGGTTCAACTTCAAATCTACCTTGAAGTATTCTGGTTACGGTACTGTCTGACAGGTTTGTCAATTCCAAATCATAAAAATGTCTACCAGATGGTATGTTTTGCATGGTAACATGATCAACTGATAAGAATATACCACCCGTTGTTCCTATTACACCAGCGGTACTAGAGTTCAATTCTATTCCACCGATACCTGCAACACCACCAGTTCCCGTAAAATAACCAGTAGAACCACCACCGACAACACCCTTGTTACTGTCTCCGGTACTACCAGTTACAGAGAGAAGGATATTCTCGGTGGTGTAAGATTTTCTGACCTGCATAGAAGCAGAATATGTGTTTAAATCTACTACAACTTCAGATGAATTGTAGAATGTCACATGAAACTTAAACGTACTTCCACGGTCTACTGTTATATTGTATTCGCCTGCGGGCATAGTTTTCTCCTAACGTATTTAGGAAGATTTATTTGTCTGCATACTATACATTTACACTCAAATCACTTTTTCTTTTTCTTATAAGACTTCTTTTTGGTTTCTTTTTTCTGTGCAAACCCATATTTTTCTTGCATATCTTGTGCGTTCTTCTTAGATTCTGTAATTTGTTGATTTCTTTGTTTAATGGCGTTAATATACATATCTCTATTATTAGAAATTCGTTCCACTTGTTCCTTTGGAACTTTACCACCAGATAAAAGTTTATTACAAGCGTCTAAACCCTCTTCTAACTGTCCTGCATAAAATGCAGTAGAACCAAGTTCATCAAGAACCATCCAATCATAGATGTCAGAAGCAAGGAATAGAATATCCTGTTCTGGAAAACCTATCTTTGCAGCTTGAGCTGCGTAGATATAGGCAAGTCGAGGGTGACCGTTGAGTCTAAATACCCTCGAAATTTGATGAAGTGGTTCTGCACGCCAAGGTCTATTCTCCCATGCAGCAAGAAAAGCAGCTTGTGTATTTTCCCACGATTCTTCTAAAAGTCCAGAACATATTGCTACTCTATAAAGTGAATAGAATACCTCTTCGTCCCATCCGCCCATCTTTGCTCTCTTTTCATACCACTCTTTGGATAGAGCATATTCCTGAGAATCAAAATAACTCTGAGCAAGATAGAAATGGTAACGATCATTTGTAGGATCATATACATCAGAATCAGGATTCAACAAAGCATCTTTAAGAGTCTCTGCATCTCGTAGATATTTCTCCTTAGCACTTATGCCTACATTGCGGCCGCCTTCGGTTCGAGCATGTACAAAATACTCTCCCGGAATCTGAGCCATTTGTTTTTCTTCTCTACCTTCACAATGGGCATATTCGTGAAGAACACCAACATAAAACCATTTATCTTCAGTTCTGAAGATTTGATTTCTCCACCAAGTAAACTCTGGTCCTCTACCAATTCGGAGAGAGTATGAACTAAATCGAGTTTTCTCAATAAAGGTCAAGAGTGACTTGATATCACCTTCTAATGAATCATCCGCGTCGATGACCCACGCATAATCGGCCTTACCGTCACAGTTACGAAGTGCCTGTGTTCTCGACTTACCAAATCCCTGCCAAGGAATCTCATGAACCTCGCCGGGAATTCCCTTCTCATCAAAGAACTCTTTGATTATTTCTTTAGTCTTATCACTCGAACCGGTATCAGAAATATCATATCGATCAATGTGAGGTGCCATCGATTCTAGACATCTCTTGATGCAGTGTTCTTCATCTTTCACGATCATACAAAGTGTAATTGTTGGGCGCGGCATAATATCTCCATAATTTTAATTGCTGACTTACCATCACCAAAAGGGCAAGGCTTGTCTAGTATGTAGGTGTTTTTAATTGAGTTTACCATTGAGGGAAGGTCTTTTGGAGTTAAACAAAGAACACCATGATGTTCTAACACCTCTGGTCGTTCCGTTGTCTCTCGACATATAATAATTTTCTTGTTGAAGAACGATCCTTCTTCCTGTAGTCCACCACTATCCGTAATCAGGAACTTACAGTTTGCAATCCGTTTCACCATCTCATCATGGGGTAATGGATCGATCACATTTACATTCTTCAGTTTATCTACGGCATTCATAACAACAGGATTGGGATGTCGAATCACTGTGACGTTTTCGTCTAGACTGTCGAGTTCTCTCATCCAGTCGTCGATGATGTGGTGGTTCTCTCGACGATGAATGGTCACAAGAACCTCGTCACCATAAGATGATTCAACATCGACTAGGTTATCCAGAACGGTATTTCCCACGACATGAATCTCACCACCGACAGAATCACGAAGCAAATGAGTCTTTGCAATCTTAGTAGGACAGAGATGAATGTCTGTGATGCGTGAAGTCATCTGACGATATCCCTCTTCTGGGTAAGGGTGATTGAGATTATAAGTTCGTAGTCCTGCTTCCAGATGAATAACGGGAACCTTGTGGTTGAAGGCAGTTAGAGCAACAGCAAAACTAGTTACAGTATCCCCCATCGACAAAACCGCAGTAACATCTTTGAAGTTAATATTATTCATGACAGAAGAGATGATTGAGTCGAGACGATTCACCCCCTCAGTGATCTTCAACTTATCATGAAACCAACCACCAGAAATATCTGCGTGTTGTCCAGTAAACAACACTCGGTAGGGAACTTTACCCTCGAAGGCTTTGATCAGGGGTTTAATTTTTATCCACTCGGGACGAGTGCCATAACATAGTAAGATCATTGATTTGTGAATAACCTATTATTGTATGAAATAATTTCGTAAGCTTCTATTAGTTCTTTTATACCCACATGTAAATCAACAGATGGTTTCCATCCAAGAGATTCTATTTTATCATTACTTACGATATAATTTCTCTTATCTGGGTCGTTGTCAATCTCAGATTCTTGAATAGAAAAGTTTGGAATGTATTTTTTTATAGTCTCACATAATTCCATCTTTGAAAGATTGGCACTACTGAGTCCTACATTGAATGATTCGCCTTTCATTTTATCATAATGTTCAATAGCAAAAATCATTGCACCAACTACGTCTTTGACATGAATGAAGTTTCTCTTGAAGGAACTTTCGAAAAGAACAATGTATTTATCTGTACACGCTTTGTATGTAAAATCATTTACAAGTAAGTCGAGTCTCATTCGTTCGGAAATTCCAAACACCGTTGCAAGTCGAAGACAAACTGCACCTGATGTTTCCTTAAGATAGTTTTCTGCATTTACTTTAGTTGTACCGTAAAGACTTAAAGGGGCGAGTGGAGTTTCTTCGTTACAGTGAACAAGTTCTCCATCTTTCATTTCCCCGATCCCATAACCAGAATTGGTAGTTGGGAAAATAATTTTCTTATTATTACCAACAATATCCGCTATGTGTTTCACTGCGTCTTCATTAACTTGAACCGCGGCTCTCTCGTCCTTCTTACAAGCAGGCATTCCTACGATACAAGCAAGAGGAATAATAATGTCATGTTCTTTAATGAGAGGATCAATTAAATCATAATCTCTAACATCTCCTTTTACAAATTTAAACTTGGGATTGAAACAATGTGTAGTTAGTGTTGTTTGTCTATACATTAGATTATCAACTACTGTAACATCATATCCCATATCCAATAATACTGGAACAAGAGTTGTCCCAATATATCCAGCACCACCCGTAATCAAAACACGATCATTCATTTATCACAAACCTTTCCATATGAAATTTTATTCCATATTCTTTCGTAAAAAAAGTAAACAAAAAAACCACTAACATTCATAAACACTGCGTTCCATATATGTTTGTCGGTCATAGCCAAATACAAAATTATAAAACTATTAAGTGTAGCAAACAATCTCCACAATATAGTTTTTAGAATTGTTCGTAACTTAGTCTCTTCGTACATCAAGTATTCCTGTTGTAGAGTAGTTTGCTATTCTATCAAAGAAAAGAATTTCTCCAGAGTACTCTTTCCCCACAATGGGGAGTTTCCTATAATCACCACCTATTACTCTATACACGGGACACATTTCTTTCAATAAAGAAATCAATTCTTCGTTACTACCAAATGAAACTACCCCATTTACATATTTGATCGAACGAACAAGTTCCATCCTATCATCTAATGTATTTATTGGACGAGAATTACCTTTTAATTCTTTAATTCTCTCGTCTGTATCCAATCCCACTACGACTCTTCCGCCGAGACTACTTGCATATTTGAACATCTCAATATGACCGCGATGTAAAATATCAAAACATCCATTTACCCAAATTATAGAATAGTTTTCAACCAATTTGACTATCTCCCGATTCTACTCTATAACTATCTTCATCAAAGTGGGTGGTAGAAACTTCATAAATGATCACCTACCTTATTTACTCCTCTGTGTTGGACCACAATTGAAGCATATTCATTACCCCGTTGGATAGACTTACTTACATCTTTTGTTTTTAGATACTCTGAAATAAAACCCGTCAAAAAAGTATCACCTGCACCAGCTAGATCTTTTACTTCGACTGACTCTACCGGATATGATTTCCCATCATATAGGCAACCCTTTTCACTCAAAGTAACAATTAGTTTGGTATCAAAAGAAAAGTTACACTTGTCTAACATGTGTTTTGTTTTTTCATACTCATACTCATTTATTTTTATAAAGTTTACATCTCGACACCAATCACCTAGTTTCTTTTTAGTATCCATTATCACTAGTGGATGTTGACATGATATCCATTTAATGTCACTTTCAGTTAAAAACCCATGATCATAATCTGAAATTATGATCGCATCGTATTTTTTAAAATCAATATTTTTTTGAATATCTTTTATCCTTTCCACTCTTCTTCCATGAGAGTCTACTCGGATAATGCAGTGATTAGTTCTGTGTTCTACATATCTTGTTTTTGTTATCTCTTCTTCATTGGTCACAAGATCGCACTGATCTCCAATCGAAAGAAGATTGTCATACACATTCCTACACATTCCACCATTAGAAGTTTGATATAGAGACTCAAATACGGGAACTGGTCCTTCGGGTGCAAGTCTTTCACACTTACCGTAGATGTAAATATCAACACAAGAATCACCAATAATTAATATTCTTGGGTTCACCAACTAATCTCCCAATCTTTAAATTCACTAGCAAGACAGTCAATTTTATAATCTTGTCTTCCGCCTACCTTTTCCTGTATTTTATTTTTAGCCGTGTTACGAATTCCGTTTAATCCGTGAGTCAGACTCAAGTCTGCTCCTTCTTTTCCATTCCTGCAATCGGATTCATTGTGCCATATGTGAAGATTCATCTGAGACAAAACAACAATATCTCGAATCATGTTCGCGTCGGGTTTATGTTCCTCTAACAATAAATCAATATCATGAAGAATAAGTTGAATTTCTTCAGAATAATTTTCTTTGTGTTCTGGAATAAACACTTCTTTCAATTGAGTAATACTCAACCGATCTATTAATTCTGATAGGGTGGGTAAATATTTTCTGTCTTTCATTTCCAAAATCTCCAAAAGTAAATTTCACGTTTTTTCGCATACCAGTCTAATCTAGGAGTGATCTTATGTAAGAGATAATTATACACTCTTTGTGCAAATAAACCTAATAAAAAACCTGCGATTATTTCCATTTTTCAATCTCTCTTATATAATAATCTACGCAACTCTGAATCCCATCCTTTAGATTTGTTTTAATAAACTGTACACCTTTTAGATAAGTCAGTACCTTTTTAGTATCAATTTTCTTTTCTTTGACACCAACATATTTATACAAATCGTGTTCAATTAAGTCGGAGTTATAATCAAAAGCGTCACATACAAGAGTAGCAAATTCATTTATTGAATTATCTTCACCTGAACCCAAGTTAAATATCTGATTATCATAACCAAGAAGATTAATAATTGCATCAATAGCATCGTCAATATAAATTAGTTCTCTTCTCTGTTCTCCATTTCCCCATACTATAAACTTCTCATCTTTGTGTTTTGCATTATAACAATTTCGAACAAAATCAAAAATGAAATGATTATCATCCAATTCAAAGTCTGGACCATACAGTGTAGAAGGAATAAAATATAACCACTTTAAATTGTGTTGTTTCTCTATTGACTGAAGACCATTAAGCAACATACGTTTTGTCATGGCATATGTGTATAGACTTTCCTCTGGTTCTCCTAGAAGATAGTTGTCTTCTTTCATATGAATATCAGGTGAGTATGAACAACTTGTTCCCATACAGATAATCTTTGATTGTGGTTGACATGTTTGCCAATATTTTAAAATATTGGTATTGATTGTTTGATTTTCCAACCATTGAGTGGCAGGATTTTTTAAACAATAATCTCCTGCTTTTGTCACAGCAGCCAAATGAAAAATATAATCAAATTTAATATCATTAAAACACCGCAAATTATCAACACTACTTAAATTAGCATGTTGTGTATTTGAAATTGATACATCCCATCCCAATTCTTTTAATTTTCGAACCAGATGAGTTCCTAGAAATCCTGTTGCACCTGTTACTAATACTTTCAATTGATTACCACCTCTCTTGACACTACTTCAATTTCTGGAAATGGAATGATAAAACTAACTCCCTCTTCTATAATGTCTTGATTTTTCTTTATAATTTCGTCTGCAAAATTATGAGAAAGTAAAAGATAATAATCGGGGAGGTCGGTCTTGTCTTCTTTGTAAATTGGAATATGAGATTTTGGGAGATAGTTTCCAATTTTCATTTCGTTAATTTCAACGGACTTGTCTACAAGTGTTTTATCAATGTCAAAGTAATTTAGTAGAGTGTTGCCTTTTGCTGGCGCACCATAGACGTAAATTGTCTTTCCTTGTTCTTTCAGATCTACTAGAAAATCTTTCAGTTTCTCTTTACTACTTTCTACTTCCTGTGCAAAAGAGACAAATGTATCAGTCGTGTATTTCTCATCTTTTCGTGCAAGTTCAATAAACCTATCAGTCTTTTTGTTTAGTGAACTATCTGAGTGACAAATCTTTGCGATGATTGAACCGCTATGAATGCCTGAATAATATCCGTCAAAGATTTCGAGTCCATAAGGCTTTAGAAGATTTGATAAACTCTTGATGGTATAATAACAAAGATGTTCGTGATAAATGGTATCGAAGTTCTTACCTTCAATCATTGCTCCTGCGTACATAAACTGAACAATCAATACACCGTCATCTCTTAGACTTTTCTTGATACCTCGAATTACACTGTGTAGTTCTTCTAGATGAAAGAAGACACCCGATGCGTTATAGAGTTTGACAGTCTTTTCGCCTAACTGACTATCTACAGTATCTTCATCGAAGAATTCTGTAAGAGTGGGGACACCATTTTTTCTTGCAATGTTCGACACTCTAATCGCAGATTCTATGTTAAGAACATTATCACAACCGAGTTTCTGGTATTGTTTCAACTGCGAGCCATCATTTCCACCAATATCAACAATCAAATCGTCTTGTTGAATATCAAACTGTTCTGTGTTTTCTTTTGCTACTTCGTAAAAGTGATTGATAAGAGTATCAGTCATACCAGACAAGTATTGGTGGTCCTGAAACATAGTTTCCTTGGGAACGGTGTGGTCTAACTGAAGCAGTTCGCAATCTAAACAAGTGCAAAGACGAAGGGGGTAAAACTTTTCCTTTCCCAAGTTTTCTTTGCTCAAGAAATCATTGCACCACGGCTGTTCGCCTAGGTCTAGAATCAACTTTAAATTTGTACTGTTACATCCTCTACACTTCACAAATATTCTCCTCTTTGAGTAACATCAATATCATATTTTTCAAACAAAGGCTTGAGTTCATTTGGATATTCTTTTGTATTCCAAAGACCCTTCACCAGTGCAGTTGCGATGTGGGGGAATACCGAGGAATCATAGTGATACATTCCTCTTTTTGCTTCTTCTCTGAACACATATAATCCTTCAAGACCCAACTTCAAACAAACATCATTAGCATTCCATTCGAATGAGTTTTGCCAATCTGTATTTGCTATGTGTAAATTAGGGCCTTCTTGGTGGATTAATTCCAAGTCTCTTGTTTTCCAAAGACTGGCACTCTGACTGTAATAATAAGGAAGTCTTTTATCTGTAACAAACAAATCATCACGGTCTTTGTAAGGCACAAGTGGAGTTTCAACAACTGAACCTTTAAAAAGTTTTATAAAGGAAATCCCATCCCTCTCCATAATGTCTTTGTAATTTTCAATTAATTCCTCTTTAACATTATCATATAGAAGATAGTCTTCGGAAATGTAAATGCAGTAATCTTCCTTTACCTCTTTTATTCCTGTTAAAAATTGTTCTCTGTACAGTTTATCTTTATCGTATTTAACGACATTGAAATCAGATGGAACCGAGTTGTTGGTTTCATCCGTAAACAGATACTTTTTTTCAAACAGTTGTGGAGATGTAAACTTTTTCAGTTTCCCAAAAAACATATCCCACACATCAGAGTTTTTGAAAACAGTATTTACAACTAGTGCTAAATTATCCATTCGTCACTTCCTCTATTAATGATTGCCATTTTTGCAAGACCTTTTCTTTGTCGTTAAACTCTTTTACATACTTATCGGCATTAATGCCCATATCAACTTTAGACTCATAAACTTTAATCAAAGCCTCACCAAGTCCCACTGAATCATATGTGTCTACGAGATATCCGCTCTCCCCGTCCTTAATGACATCAGCAGAAACACACCTGTCAAATGAAACCAAAGGAGTTTTGTTGGATAGACACTCTACGCTCATCATAGGGCCTGCGTCTTCGATTGTGGTCTGAAGTCCGACATTAACAGAACGATAAACATAGGACAAGTGTTCTCTTGTGGGAACATACCCTATCGGCATCCACCGAAACGGTTGAGTTTGCGAGAATGGAACTGAGGGGGCAGGGCCTGCACTCAAGACAACAACATCATCGGTGTCGTATCCTTTTTCTTTCATTTGTTTATATAAATGATTGAATGCTTCGTCTGCATACTTTCTTCCCTTTCTCGGGCCATCTGGATTTGTGGTTCCCCATAGAATTACAAACTTATCCTTTACCTCTTCTGGATAACCCAATGCAATCCGTGCCTCTTCTCTGCTTCCTTCGAAGACAGGAATATCAAATGGAATTGGTATACATTCACATCTTTTGTCTTTGAATAATGAACTTTCCTTGAACAGTTTTAGACTGTAGTTGCTAACAGGCGCGCCTATAATTGGAATATCATTCCAGGCTTCTTTTTTTCTTTGTAGGAACTGAAAGGATTTATCCTTATCGTCGGACGAAGGTGTGAAATCTTCACTCATATTTTTGTTTGAAATCATATGACCATTCGGAGCCAACTGCGGACAAGCACCACAGGAAGACTTAAATTTATCACAACCAAAGACATAACAACACCCACCAGTAAAGTGGTCATTCACCATACCAACAAAAACAATAGGACATTTATGTTTATCATAAATCGCCTTGACTGTTTCTGGATACAACAGACTATCATACAATATCACCACATCAGCAGAATCAAAAGAATCCTCTACTCCAACCTGACTTCCCTCTACGGATATTGGATAGTATGAAGTATCTGGATTTTCTCTCCCCCGCCCAAGTCCAAGTATATGATGGGAATCATATGGAAGGTCACGCATCGCATTGAAAATAATCCAATTCCCAGAATCGTGAGAATTGTACATATCAACACCTGCAATGTGAACTATTTTCTTCATTTATTTATATTATCCTTAAAAAAATTATAATCGACAGGATTCAAAAAAGATTTCCAGTTTTTCTTTAAATCTGCGAAGGTCAAATTATCAATATCTAATCCCGACTCTGGTGCTTCGTTTTGTTCAAATTCATCTCTCTTCTTGTCTAGAATCACACTACAACAAGAAGTTACCACCGAGAACGATGTTAGTTCTGGGTAATTGCTTCGTGTATAAGTTAATGCTTTCCACGCATCTCCATTCTGTCCCACAATAGGCGTGTGGTTGGTCTGTTCCCTGAAGGAATAATTATTCTTGTTGATGCTACTATAGAAATTTTCAAAATCGGCGGGAAGAACACACTGAACAATTTCATTTCTCGGTGCAGTATCGTGCAACACAATACTACCTCCTGGCTTTAGTATTTTTAATGACTCCTTTATTTCCGCAACAACAATGTCTGAAATATGGCAACCATCAATAAAAATAACATCATACTTGTTTTTATATTCTCTTTTGTTTAGTGCAAAAAACACCATCGAAGGCATCCTGTGCGTAATACTAGGACACCCTCCATATGGGTCAACTCCGTGTTTTTTGTTTTTGGCATTTACCTTTTGAAAGGTTGAACCTTCATCAACACCAATTTCTAAATAATCAATCGGATTCAATTTAGAAATAATATCAATTGGGTCTTCTGAATATAGATTTGTTAGTTTACCATCATACATTTTTATTAAATACCGTAAACTCTCTCAAGTCTCGGTAACCTCCTTCTTCAATAAGATCTGGTACGTTCTCTGGGTAGTTCTGCATCAGTGCAAGACCATGTGACGCCTGTTGTGGAGTCATATACATGTTCCATCCGAGCATCGTAATATCATCTTCCTTGTATGGTACTGCGTGTCGTCCTTCGTATCGTGCAACACGAAGCCAGTCAACAATATCTTTGTTGTCTGTCAGTACCATACCACCCTTACCAATCGGAAGATGTTTTTTGATATGAAAAGACAGACACATGTTTGTGCCTTCGATATACATGTTAGAAGTAAGTCGTTTGGCGGAATCATAAATTGGATATGGTTTGAGTTGGTATATACCTTCCCATTCATCGTTAGTAAACTTCACTGTACCACCCGAATGAATGATGGACTGGGGTACTGAGAGATAAGTCTTTGCAGGTATCTCAACCTCCCCAACACCAAAATACTTACAACAAAGAAACAGAGCATCGGTGCAGGACGTAACCGCAACGGCATACGGCGCACCTGTATAATCAGCGACTGTCTCTTCAAACATATCTACAATTTTAAAAGGGTTATGTTTCACAGAAATTTCTTTCTCAATAAAGTAAAATCAACATCATCACTAACAACATCAAGGAGTCCAGACCCACACACAACCGTTGGGATTCCTTTTTCAATTTTCCAGAACTTACCAGCGTTTTTGTGTGGGTCTAATATATTTAGGGGAGCAGATACACTCGATTCTTTTATGTGAATCAATTTACCATCATACCATGTTGTTGCACCATCATAAGGATATCCATTAGCACATATTTTTCTATGAATATTTTCTGCTGAGTCTGTCCAGTCTATTCTCAAATCTTCTTCATTTTTCCAAACAGAAAAAGAACTCTTACTAAAATCTACATCAATTGGTTGCTCTCCATTGACTAAGATTTCCTCAATCAAAGACACATACATCTCGGCAATAAAATCAAATGCTTTTTTTATCTTTATGGGGTGAGTGATAGCCTTTTTACATCTACCAAAAACAGTTCCATAGTCGGGTCCGTGACCTTCGATGGGTCTAAATGCACTAACACCTATGTAATCTGCACCGTCTATTAATGCAGATACGGTTGGACAAAACCCTCTTCTCTCTGGAAGATATGAGTCATGTAAAACAATATATTTTTCTAAGTCTCCCCTGATAAGATACTGCCAACCCACCATGAATACTTTGTCTACGGTTTTTTCTACATCATCTTTCCTATTGTAGAACTTTATACCATCTGAATTACAGAACTTTTGAATTTCTTCGTATATATTTTTTTCTTTATTATCATACGAAACAACAAACTCAGGAGTAACACTTAGACTCTCCAGAAGTTTTAGTCCTTTATATCCAACCAACATCAATCCAAATTTCACCATGACTCATTTCTCACAAGATAACTGGACATGTCCCACATGCCCCTTTGTTTAACTCCAGCCCAAGCAGACAAATATCCCCTGTCAATTCCCAATTCAAGATCGGGATTTAGAGCAGAACCCAAGTCAAGATATGTGTTGTTTGGTGCAATTGCATGCAGTTTATGAATGCAAATATTTCCAAGACTACTTGCACAAAACAAAAACAATTTACCTTCTGGTTTAGTCTCTCGGGTATATTCAACTATCTCTTCTATCTTATCATCATTGTTTATGATACAGTTTGATCCGACTCTAAAATCTTTTATGACATTCTTGAATTTATCTAACTTCGAATTTTCGTTACACATAATAACAATTTCATACTCATCAAATGTGGGTAAAACCTTTTCACGAAAATCATAATAGTTAGAGTTAATAAACAAATTGGCAAAAGTTATATTCTCAATATCAGAACCACTGTTATCAATCATCCAATCCCTTGGACTGTATCCGACTATTCCCGCATCAGAATTTGTGGTTATACCTATGTGATAAGCTTCGGACTTGTACCGAAAGGCATCCCACAACTTATCATGATGAAACTTATGAGTTTCCGAATTAAATTCTTTTTGATCTTCTGGGTTTAGATACCCATGAGAAGTAGGACTTAGAGAATAAGATTTATTCTCAAGAATCCAAAGTTCACCATCTGCCCATCTACTAAATGCGAAAGGTTCATGTAGTTGTAACTTTGCTAGATACTTATAAAATTCTTGTTTAAAATCTTTCATTCTGCTTCCAACATTTTGAAACCATCATCAACAGCCCTAGCAAGACAAATGCCCATCAACTGACCAGCTCTATATGGTTTACCATTTGGCCCTTGGAAGGTAGTCATTGAGATCCCTTCTTCACTGTGACCATATTCAGAACCTTTCGTACTACCCCACATAGAAAGATCATCCTTTGGGTGAGGAGGAACATAGGTTGCAAAGTCCGTATACTTCTGAATCATATGAGAGAAATGAATGTCTTCACCTACAATTGGCGGAATATCAACATGAGGCAGTTCTCTCCACAGAACACTTAGAAGTTCTCTTGGGAAGAACCAAGAGTGACCAACAATATCTACCTTTGCAGTTTCTTCGTTTGGATCACACCATCCAACCCTTCTGAGTTTTTGCCATGAGTAGTGTTTGTCACCAAACAAAACACCGACAGTTCCGAGAAGACCGGGAGTCTTTTCCATAGTGTCCAGACAATTTTGTATCCAGTTTTCACCGGGAATAGTATCGTCATCTAGGACGCAAATATAATCAGCCTTTGAGTTAAGAGCGTAAGCAAATCTAGACCAGACTCCAAGATTGTAATTACAATCTGCAAAGATCAGTTGTTTCTTTATTTCATCTGGAACTTCTTGTTCACTATTGTTTCGCCAAGCATAGATCCCAGACACATCAACACTCTGGTTGTTTACGGCTTCTATCTGTTCTGGTAGCCAACGTGTTCTTCTATAACAATTTAAAAATACATCAATCGTCACCATATGTCATTCCCATCTTACCTTGCATAGTCTCGGTACTACCCCAATACTGTTCGGAATAGATCTTATCATTACCCTTATATTCTACACCAGTATAATGTTTTGGCAAGAAGTAATGTGAGGGATAAATTTTTATCTTATCATAACCAGTTTTCTTAGTCATTTCTGTAAGAAATACAGGTCCAACAGTTTTCCATGCGGTAAGATTTGGTAACTTGGAAAGTTCTTCCGGATTCATCTCACGGATTCTCCAAACCATGTCATCCAACAACTTGTTGTTCTTCGAACATGCAAGGTATCCATTGCACATCAACCCCTCGCGGACTTCTTCGTTTTCCCAACAACAGAATGCTTCATTCTCTACGAAGAAATCATCGAGTGGATTTACACAGATAGAATCAGCATCAATGAAAAACCCACCGTAGTTATAAAGCAGTTCATACCGAAGTATGTCTGCCTTACCGGCGAGTTCATTCATAGCATCAAACTGTGCTTGGTTTCTTAGTTTCGGCATGTTCTCTTCAGACCAAAACCGATAGTCCCAAGTTGGGTTCTTTTCTTTCCAAGTCTCCATCATTTCGACGGGACGTTTAGACTGATCACCCACCCATATCTGGTGGATAATTTTTGGAATACTCATAATATAAATCTTTCACTAGTTGTATTATTTACGTTTACCGATATGGTATTTAGGTATTAATTCCCACTCACTTTTCTCACGATGAGGAATTATCTTAATATGATTGATTGGAACTTTGTCTTCAGCTTTGGAAGGATCTACTATTTTTAATAGATCCCATTCTGCAAGAAGACTTGCAATCATATTTCTTCTTGAAACATCACTTTCGGAAAGATTACTTGGTAGACCGTCTAGAGCAAACAACTCTTTAAAGTGTACGATATAATACTTTCCCTTCTTGTGTAAAATATGACAAGACTGCCATAGTTTATTTTCTGTCCTAGAAGATACGCCTATTCTTGTTAAGGTTTCTCTCACTTTGAGAAAGTCATCCTTTTCACTGAGCGTAACTTCTAACAAATCTTCTACGCCTATATCAATATATTCTTCCATGTCATAACACCTTTTTTATTAAACAAAAGACGTTATATTTAGGATTTTACTCGTTTTCAACCCCCGTATTGATACAAGGAACGGATGTCTTCAATCTGATTTGGGGTAAGAACCCTAAGCACCTCGGTGGCTCTCTGATTAGAGTAGTTATAATGGTCCTTAATCAACTGCAAATCGTCTTCTTCTTGTGACTTAATCCACTTACTGAATCGTTTTCTTGGACGAAGAGACAGTCGGAGATAGTCGAACTGCATCTTCTTGTCTAATTGATTGTATCGGTTCACCTGATTCGCATATAAAATTGTATCGGGAAAGTAAGAAAGTGATCTGTTGATCACGAATGGGACATACGATTTTTCCTGAAGATCATCTTCTAGAAGAGGCGTTTTGTCGTGGTTGATTGCATTTAGGACTTCGGATAGGTTCATTTTCATCGGATAATATCAATCGAATCTAGGTTGTCGGACTTCCAGACTTCCATCTCATGTCGTATTCTACCATCTGCATTTAGATTGTCAAATCTTTTCTGGGCCTTCTTCTTCCACCAATTGATTGCATTTTCTAGTTCATAGTTGTCGTAGTTTGGTTTCTTAATCAGTGCGTCAGTTTTACCATTTACATAATCAACTACATTCTCAAAACCATAGTTTGAAAAGTATTGCAGTTTCTGTGTATTGAGGTCAATTGCCTTCTTGATGAAGTCGTTGAAGTCCGCCAGATCCGTCGTACGTCCCTGTGAACGAAGACTGGCCTTAATGATTGCAATCATCTTGGTCTGTGTCTTTAGTTTACGACTGGACGCATCTTTTTTGATCAGGTGTTCTCCGCCATTGCGATTGATGAACCACTCGTTCAATTCAGCATACCATTTGTCAGCCATAGTAAGAAGAAACTTACTGTCAGTAAGTCCCACATTTCTCAAGTAAGGTTTCATTCCATCATACTGACTACACCCCTTAATATTACCATATAAAGAAGTAGTTTCAAAGGCACAAATTTCTACTCCATACTTCTTGTTTAGATACCGTCGTGTAAAATGCGAACAACAAATCATAGTAAGCAGTTTACCTCCGAGGTAATTAAAACCAAAGGGTTGGACAGGAACAATATGAAACCCCATGATGAAATTACGATTCAACGCAGTAAGATCAGGTAAGTTACCTAACATTTTATTACGAGGCGCACTATTAATCGTGGGAGAACCGAGACGGACAAACCCGGCAATCGTGTTGGTGTTTGTCTCCTTGATCAAAAACCGAACATTCTTGCCGGGGTTGTCGTCTGCGGGAAACGATGAAACCTGACAGAAAAGATTATCGTAAACTTCTTTAGAAGTTTCTGTTACGGCAAAATTCATATCCATGGGGTTCATCGTAAAGTCGTTAAAGAACTCATTCTCAACGGGAAAGAGAGAAGGAGTGACCCCCTCCAGTCTCTCCTTCTTTCGATCCCGAAAGTAACCGTCAATGCGATCAAAGTTTTCGTAATAATCACGAACCCTTGACATAGCATAATTAGTGTCACTTTGATTGAGAATCAATTCAGCCAATCTTGGTTTCTCCATCCAAGACTGCAACGACACTTGATTGACTCATCATAACAAAATCTCCAAAGAACTGAAAATCTTTTCGATTCTCATAAGCGACTCTTTGTCCTTCACAAAAATCTGGAATCAGTTCTTTTCCATTCTCCATTATAACAGGTTTTCCTATACTGGCAACAAGTCCTGTACCATATAGACCATTATTTTTCTCTTCATAGATAATCGGACCTTCAGCTTGTCGGGTTCCTTCTACCTTGATGGCAACTTTGCCTCTTGTTGGATAAAATTTCATTGGAAAAATACCTCAATGCAAATAACATTTTTGTCGTTAATCATTATCATACTTCCGTCTTCTCTTTCTATCTTTGTAAACTGACCTTGTTTAATATTTTCGGTTAATATATCTGTGAATGTTCTCTTTTCTCCACCAGAAAAATGAATAATCTGTGTGCAAAGTTTAGAGTTATAAGAGAGTGTTGACTTCGTATTAGTTTTCATACCATTGATCATTTGAATTCGCACTCCATCATAATTTCAATAAGACATGCTGTAAGATTGATCTCCGCGTCGGCTACGAATGCAGCCTTGTACTGATACTCGGCGATCACAAGAATTGCCTGCGGAATACTGTGCGATGTAAGATTATCATAGAGAGAATCATACAACTTACGAAAGATTTGCACTGGGTCATTGTCTAGATTCTCAACGACCCACTTTCTGACATTGGTGAAGTCCTTACTCTTCATAGACTCCATCAGATTCTTGATATTTACTTCACCGATCTGGGTTAGAATACCCTCGTCGATTTGACCCGAAACAGAATACCGTTGAAGTTCATTTAGAATTCTACGGAAGTCTGGGAAGTGCTTGATAACCAGTTCACCAAGGGCCTTTTCTTTGAACGGAACTTCTTCGTCCTTTAGGATGTTACTACACCTATCGAAGAATTGTTTACCAAGTTTTGGTTTGTCAACTGACTCAATCTTAAATTCGATGTTAGTACATCGTGAGTGAATAGGTTCAATGATTCTATTCTTGTAGTTACAAGTCAAGACAAACCTACAGTTCTTGGAAAACTCTTCGATGAAACCACGAAGTGCCGGTTGAGTAGACTGGGCATTCGAGTAATCAAACTCGTCCAGAATCACCACCTTCTTCTGGTCACTGAATGAAACTGTGCTTGCGAAGTTTCGAATCTTAGTTCGGAGTGTGTCGATGTTTCCATCTTCCGAACAGTTGATTAGAATATTTTCACAACCAAGTTCATTACACAAGGCACGGGCAACGGTAGTCTTACCGCACCCAGCCTTGCCGGAGAGAAGTAGGTTCTGCATCTCTCCTGAATTTACAATGTCCTGAAATGTACTCTTGATAGAGACAGGAAGAACACACTCTTCAATTGTTCTGGGACGATACTTCTCGACCCACAAATGTTCTCGATTCACGTTCAACCCTCATACTTAGAAGTGTTATCTAATGCGATCCAGTATGTTACATCAATATTTTTGTTTGTCAACTGACTTACAAACTTATCTGTGATGTCAACATCGTAATCACCGGCGATCATCTTCATGTTCTCGGTTTTGTAGTTGAAGGTGAATCGCCCACCGGGATTATCACCCAGTGTAACACTGTAAGTATTACAACTCGAATCCTTAAGATCCAGAGCAACGAGTTCAATCTCAGATTCATCTTCCGAAGATCGAACGGCAAGATCGGGAAGTCCAAGAACAGAAGCTGCCTTAAGAACCTGAGAAAGATCCTTGTTATAAAGAACAAAGGAAACTACTGGATCTGGCATCTGCACATCCTTGTCCACACTGGAGATCAGTGATGACTCGGCGTACCGGTACTTAGTCTTTGACTTTCCATTCTCTTCCGAGATAATTACATGATCATCCCGAAACTCAAACACGGGTTTATCGTAAAGAGAAACCGTTCCAAGGAACTTGTTGAGATCCCAGATCGAAACCTGAGTGTCAAACGTCTCCTCGATACTCGTCTTCGACATGATGTTCTTCATTGGCGAAAGAGTTTTGATTGTAGAACCAGCTTCGATCTTGATGTTACAATTGATCGTTGAATAGTTCTTCAGTATTTCCAATGTTTCTCTTGATAATTTCATAATATCAACTTTCACTGCTGTCATTAGTGTCTCCATTTGTTTTGACAGGATCATATGCAGGTGGAATTTCGATTCCTCGGGCAGTAAGAACAACTTCTGTTAAATGTTTTCTCTTCATACCTTCGGGTAACTTATCGATTTCCTCTTGCGTTTCTTCAGAGAAGGGTTTGTAATCTCCAAACCCGGGCATTCTAACTGGGCAAGAAACCCACGGATAATCCAATTTGGTGTAAGCACCACTATTGTCTGGATCATTTAAGAACGCTCTTGGTTTATCACCGCATCCACATGCAGTGCAGAAGTACGCACCTTCTCTGTTATTACTTGCACTTCTATATGGACATGCTACCATTTCATCATCACCATGGCAAGAGAGAACTCGTAACTTAATTAACTTCTCATCAGCCTTACCTTGAGTAACTCTAGAAGCAACAGACTTGCCGAAGTTCTTCACCTTATTAATCATAGATGGAGATTCGGGTGTTGCAATTTCTTTTGGTGTTGATTCTCTTTCAGTATCCAAAGTAGTTTGAGTATTTGCACGATTTCGCCTATCCACAGATAACTGCGGAATAGACGGAAAAGTAGGTTGATTTAAACTGGGATCAGGTTCTATTTTTTTTTCCTGAACTTTTTTCAAATTAGCAGAAGCTCTGGCCGAATCTGGACTAGAACTTTTATTTTTACCGCATCCACATCCCATATCACCACTCCTCTTCGAATTGAGAGTCCCATTTATCTTCAATATCATCTTCTGAAAGATTCTTAAGATCTTTAAGGGACTGTTTTTCGTTGTGTCGTTTACTCTTTTTTTTATTCTTTTTGATAGACCGCGAACCTATATCACGGGTATCATCGTACTCTTCGTAATAGTATTGTTTTTTCATCTCAGAATTCCTGTATATCTCCCATGAGATTTTTGAGTTTGTGTTCGATAAAGTAATTAAATACTTTAGACTTAGAACCGACAATAGGACTATCCCACTCTTGCACTACCAGATTTACAATATCGTCTGGAATTTTATCTAGGTTGATAAGTATATCATTCCTATTCCAATTGTCAGTGCAAGCAACGGGTTCAAGATTTTCCATTAAGGAATTAATTTTCTTTTCGCCACATGGCTTTTGTCGTTTATCTTCACAGACAAATACATCGTCTTCAGATAAAACATTCGGAATACCATCACTGGCATCCCCCTTGATAATGTGATAAATTAAAAACTTCTCAGGGTCATCACATTCGATCATGTTCTTTTGAACAGGTGAATACTGGTGAACATTCGGAAACTTCTGCAACTGTTTGAAGTCTTTGTCACCAGAAACAATCATGATAGGTTCCTTGTCGTGAAACTTTCGAGTCAGAACGGCGATGATATCATCAGCCTCTGTTCGAGGAATCCTCATGTTCTTATATGGAAAAGTATCTCGAATTTCATTCCGAACCTTGGTCAATGTATCATATACTGAAGACCAATCAACGTCGGACTTATTCTGATTCTTCTTCCTGTTCGCCTTGTAAAGAGGAAAGTGATCCTTACGCCAACAGTTACTAGAATCTTCACAGATTACTAGTTCGCCGAACTTAGAGGAAAACTTATTCTTAAAATTTCGATAGGCATTGAGAGTCATGTGGCGAACAAGAGACTCATCAATTCCGTTTGTACTGCCCTTTGTCTGGGCAAAGATACTAGAAAGTATCACTTGACTGTTATCAATTAAAATCATTTGAACGCCTGTAGAATCACAACATTACTATTTAGTCGTGGACTTGGAACAGATTCCTTATTTTTAAGATTTTTATATGCGTTAGTGATTGATCTAATTCCACTGGAACTAGCAACCTTTACGATGGATTTATCCTTACCTACCCTCTTACAGACAGACTTTTCATTGTCTACACCCACAATGGTTGTACCCTTAATAGAAAGTCCATCAACCATTCTAGTTTTTTCATAGATGGAGAACTGATCTGTTTTGGTGTTGTAAGTAATAACTTTGATTGCACCGATAATCTGTTTTGGATCAACAGACTGTACCTTACCATCTTCGGTTTGAATCATATATTTAACATTTCTGACAAGACTGGCCTTAGTCTGTAACTTCTTACGACGAGGTTTACGAGTCTTCTTGAGAACCGTAGAATACTCTTCACAAGTGGTAACAATGTTCTTAACAAAGTCTCGATATTTCTTCAACTGTGGGCGAGAAAGAAAACTCCATCCTTCCATCAGTTGTTTATCTTCCTTATTGTAGACCATATTTAGTTCTTCAAGAAGTGATGTAAATTCAAGAGAAATCATTCCCGATTGAATCGACTTAACTTCATTATCCTTTAACCACTTTACAACATCCAACTGTGGTTTTTTCTTTGCAAGGATTTCATCCAGACTGGTATCAAGTATAATATTAATATCACCAGAGTATTCGATCACCTGTTCCTTCATTCTGTCCTGAACAGAAATCTTAGGTTTCTCGACAACTTCGGTATTGACTTTCTTTGACCTAGAACCCAACGTGATCATTTCTCTAATATGAACCTTGGTCTTCTCTATGAGAATTTCTGGAAGAGGAACTTGGTTACTCAACATTCTACAGTTGTGACCAAACAGAAAAGTTCGATAATCAACACGGCTGACTTTACTGATGTCTTCCTTGTCATAATTATTTTCTTTCATCCACTCAAGGCACCAGTTCTTGTAATGCTTAAGATTGGACATAGCATTATACCAAGCATAAGATCGCAGGAGAAAGCTATCAATATCCAGATCCCCCAATTCATCCCAACTCGGTTCCTCACCATAGTGAATTTTTTCAATAGTGGCGCCACGTTTAATTTTTCTTTTAGTTTTCATTTCAAATCCACTCGGAGTAAACTTCTTCTCGAATTCCTTCTTGTAGGGGGAACTTATAAAATATCTTCTTCAATCGAATTTCATCTTTCAGAAGAGAGTTCTTTCTCTCGGATTGGGTTAAATCAGTAACTTTCATGTCATCAGTATACCTTACTTCTTCGTGGATGGCAAGTGTGTAATGAGAATCATTTTTCCAAGAGATGAATTCCTCGTAAGGAAAGTTTATTCTCTCACCAATTTCCTTCCATGGCAAGTCCATAACATCAGAAAATTTATAAAATCTTATTTCTCTGTATTCTAATTTATCTTTTGGTTTATGTTTAACGTAACCCTCAACGGCAATAACTTTGGCATTTTCGGAGGTGTGCAATTTCTGCCAACAGAATTCTATACCCCGTTGAGACTTCTCACTAATAAAAGATCTGGCTTTAGATGTGTTCAACTGAACAACAGTTCTAGCCTGATTGTCTTCTGCACAGAGAAGATAATCAAACCCATCTTCGTGATTCTCCACGAAGAGATAGGGAAAGTCAGGAGCATTTCGATGGACGTTGAATATCATCTTACCATCTTGGTAAACAGTACCAATGGTATAAATGTATTTCGTTTTCTTATTTCTAAATCTAAATTCTACTGGAGTCACTACCACAGTATATTTACCCGAAGGTGATTTATACTTTTTAACCCTATTGGATAAAGGTTTGGCAATTTTAAAATGATCCATAATTTTTTTCCGGTGCTGAGAATACCAATCTTCCCGAACATTGTTTATGGTCATCGGATTCCTCTTTTAAGTTCGAATGATTCGACTGAAATTGTTCTTCTTCTCAAAGGTGATCGTATGTTCAAACTTGTCTGACAGTTGATCTGTTCTATGAGAAATGATGAATACATTTACTTTCTTACCCAGATTATATAGCAGTTTCATAAACTCATCTGTACCCATACTGTCCAAAGATGAATCAAAAACTTCATCTAAAATAAGGAGATTAGTATTTGCACTATTTTTTAGTCGTGCAACTTCTCTCCAAGATAGAAGCAAAGCTAAATCGATTCTCATCTTTTCACCTTCACTAAAACTCATGTAACTGAATTCGTCGCGGTGTCTAGACTTAATTGTTTCGTTGAAGTTTTCATCCAAATGAAATTGTGCAAAGAAGTCCATCGATCCAAGATACTTATTAATCAACCTATTCATGATAGGCAAATAATACTTAATGATCTTTGACTTAATTCCACTGTCTTTTAACAACCCAGATACAATCCCGTAGTCGTGCATCTGAGATGTGTTAGACTCCTTCACCGAATCTAAATCAGCAAGTTCCTTTACTAATTCTTTGAGTCTTTCGTTCTCTTGCGTGTCGTCTGTATCCTTGGACTTTATACTGTTAATTCTTTTGTTTGCAGTTTCAATACGATCCTTCTTGATAGAAAGTTCTGTATTTAACTCGGAAAATTGTTTTTCCTTTTCTGCAATGTCAGATAATATTAAAGTAATACAATTGAGTTCGTCAGTTAGAGTTTCTAGTTTCAAATTAATTTGCGATAATCCTTCGTTATATTCGACTATCTTTTTCTTTTTATTATCAATCATTTCATGACGATGGTCGTCTTGGATATTCTGATGACATGTTGGGCAATTTGTATTGTCCACATAAAACTCTATATTACTTTCCGTCGTCTTGATATTTTTATCAATGTTATCTTTTAGTTTATTGATCTTATTCAAAGAGGAAGACAACGAATCTTGATTGGTTATTTGTTCTTTCAATTCATTAATTTGTGACTGAATTGAACTCATAGAAGTAGTTACTTCTTGAGCTTCACCAATTATCGTCTTGATGTCTTCTTGAATTTCATTAATCGACTCTTGACTCTTATCCTGTAATTTTTTGATATGCTTGTTCTGTATGTCGATTTTTTCTTTCGCAATACTAATTTCATATCCCAATTCTCTTTCTTCTTCTTTTAATGTTAGTACTCTCGTCTTTAGGATTCCATTCATGAGAGAGAATACATTAATATCAAGAATGTCTTCAATGACACTTCTTCTGTCAGCGGCCGTCAACTGCATGAAAGGTACAAAAGAAGAACTACCAAGAATCACCACCTGAGTAAATGACTTATAGTTCATCTTGAGAATCTGTTCTTCAAGCATTCGCTGATAATCTTTTGACGTTGCAGACTGATCAATTAACTTACCATCTTTAAATATCTCAAAGATTTTTGGCTTTAGTCCTCGTTTAATTTTATATTCGTCGTTACCAATGCTAAATTCAACTTCGGTCATACAATCTTTTTGGTTGACACTGTTAGTTAGTTGAGGAATATTAATCTTTCTGAATGGTTTACCAAACAAAGCAAACGTAATAGAATCCAATAACGCAAATGACTTTCCGTGTCCGTTATTTCCAGACACCAAAACAAAGTTATGTTTGTTCAAATCAATTTCAGTATCAGTATTACCGAAAGACCCGAAGTTTCGGAACCTAACGGTTTTAAAATTTATCATACTGGAATCTCCTCCACGATCGACCACCAATCTGGTACAAGTCGATTAGTCCATTTAGCAAATCCATTTTTTTCACCCATGTAATACTTACGATAAGCTTGAGGTGCATCTCCATTCACTTTGTACTCATCAGGCATCGCCTGTGCAAACTCGGTGATATGAAACCCATAAAGAGTCTTAGGATAATTACGAATAAACCAATTAATCAAACCTTCGGTTTTATGTTCTCGTCCATATCGGTGTGTATATTCTCGGCACAAATGCAGTGCATGAGAAGACAACCAACAGTAATTACCAAGAGATTTTCTAGTCCAAATTGTACACGGGTGATTAAGCATAACCGACTTAAATAATTTCATTTCAGAGTTAGCTAGATCAGTTTCATGACTCCATCGCTTGATGCGACGACCATTCTTACTGTAAGAAATATACTCATGACCATCCATGTAACGATGTACAGTCGAAAGCATTTGAGCTGACTCGACAATCATTTTCACAACGTGCTTATCACACATCATTTCTGCTGAGATTTTAGGATCTTTGTCCAATACAAAGATATTCATAACGAAAGACTTTCCATATAGAGTTCACGCATTAAAGTTTTAATTCTTGACCTTTGATCATTTGGAACATTAGTCATTGTATCTACTTCATCATTTATAATTGAAACGGTGTCCTTGGATATGTCCAAGGAATCTTCTTCGGTGTGATCTACACCCATATCCTCAATGACTGTTAGATTTGCAACCTTCACATCATACAGTTTGTCCAAGAACTTGTCAAACATATACGGATTATTTTTCTCAAAAACATACACCTTGACATATGAGTTTTCATACTTAGAATAATCGCGTTCCAACATATCCCCGTCTTCTTCGTATGTAATGGCGTGGAAGACGTTCACGGGGTTCTCAACGAACCTCAGATCTCTTGTCTCAGTGTCCAGTACATGGAAACCTTTCTTGACGTTTAGATCGTTAAAGGTTAACTGATACTGGGTTCCAAGATAATGTACATTGTTCTTACTATGTTTAATATGAAAGTGTCCAGAGAGAACCATTTCACATCGACTGAACAATTTATCATCCATACCACCATCATACTGCACTCCACGCAGAACCTCATACCCATCAAGTTCAAAATGACCAGCCATAATTGGACAGGTCGAGTTCTTGATGAAGTCAATACACTGATCTGTGTTGTTCTTGTTTATCCACGGAACCATTCCAATACAAAGTCCACCGAACTCCAGTTCGACTGGATCTTCATACAAATGAAAGTTATCAGTATCAGAAAACAACTCACGAATTGAATTGATTCTGTTTGTGTTTCGATAGTATGTGTCGTGGTTTCCGAGAATACAGTGTACTTGTATTCCGTACTCGTTAATCTTGTCGATAAATCGAGTGCGTACCTGCGAAAGAGTGTTAAAGTTCACAAACTTTCTACGATCAAGGAAGTCTCCAAGATGCAGAACCGTTGTGATGTTGTTCTCTTTACAGTACGGAAAAAACTGTTCTTCAAAAAACTTGAATGACTGATCCAAAAACAACTGTGAATCATTTCTTGCACCAAAGTGCGTATCATTTATTATAGCAAGCTTCAATTTCAATCCTCAAAAAGTTTTCCTAATGTTCCACCGTCGGTGGTATCTTCAGTTTTCTTTTTCTTCTTTTTTGGTTTGTATTTGTTTAAATCGTTATCTGAGAGTTTAAAATATTCAGCATAAGGATTCTTTGAACTAGGATCCACTAATTCGTTATCGTTGGCCCACTTAGTGAATTTGTTCTCATGGTCTAACTTTTCCATCATCATATACTTAACGTATATTTGTTTCTTTTCTTTTTCTATTCTTCGTATAAAGGCATAGTATATCATTTGCGTGAAATACGAGAATGGATTCTTAGATTTTTCTGGGTTGAAGTTGTGAGCATACATCAAACAGTTTTCGATTGCATCTCCAATCATCTCATCCCTGAACGGGTAATTCATAAAATTTGGTTTATATGAAAGACGTTCAGAAATTTTCATGAAACACTCGCCCATGTAATGAGTTGCGGGAGGTTTCGGATCACCCAGTTCTTCTGCTTGGTTTATATCGTTTTTCCACTTTACCATCTCTTGAAAGAAAGCTTCATTATCTATGTAATGATCTCCCTTTGTTGTTTTTCTTTTAGCCATAATGTTGTTCCCTTGAATTCATATGTAATTATACATCATAAAACGAGTATTGTCAACCTTATAAGATATTTTTTAGATTTTCTACTTGACAGATTTTTAATCCGGGTTACACTATGTGTGCTAAGAAAGAAAGGGGTAGCTAGGCCTATAGAGGACTCAGTTAGTGTAGTCGTCAGCATCCCCTGACCAGTCCGACCAATCGTTACCCCAATCGGGTTCTTCTTTAGAACGGTCGGTTTTTTCTTCTTCATCAAAATCAAAATCGTCAAGTGGAATTTCATCTTCGAGACCCATCTCATCGAAGAATCCTTCTTGCATCATTTTTTCGAACATTTTCTTAGACATAGCGAAGTTCATCATGATCATTTCCTCCTCAGACGTAGGAGGTTTTGTTTTATCTTTTGTACTGTCAGCACTCATATCAATACCCAATTGTTTATAGAGGTCTTCTAAAATACTATTTGGATCTATTGGATCTATACCAAGAGATGCAATCTCATCCTCTTTTAACTTTTTTGATTCGTATTGATCTATAATTTTTTGATTTGGTTCTATGGTAGTGACTACAAAATCAGATGGAATATCACAGGTAATTTCTTCACTGTTGTTCATCCAGTCCCTAAGTATCCACATTTCTTTTTTAATCTCACCAGTAATGGGGTCGTGCATTGTTGTCAATTTCATTTGCATAGGTCGATCTAGGACAATCTTTTTTGCACCAACTTGATTTACAATACTGATTAATTCTTCACCTGAACGAAGTTTTAGTATTTTGTATTCAACCATTGGATTCTCCTCCTATAGTTTTATCTTAATCGTCTTAAAAATAAATTCTTCTATCTTATATAGTTTGATTCGCTCGAAGAAATGACGAAGAGTATGATTCATTTTCTTTTTCCACTGAAGATTATCTCCGATATCAAATAGTTTGGCAATTGACTTACTCTCATGCTTTCGTAATTGTCTTCCGATAGATTGAAGAATTCGAATCCGAGACTTGGACGGAGATGCGAAAATAATGTTATGAAGGTTCTTAATATTGATACCAGTTGAGAATGTTCCATAAGAAGCCACGATGACCGCATCCTTTTGTTTCTCGGCGAGGCCACGGACACGTTCACGGTCGTCTGTCTGGACGCCACCATGAATCAGAAACACTTTCTTATGTTGGTTCTCTAATTTAATTTTCTCATACAGTTGTTTTCCGTGATTCTCCACAAACTGAAAAAGTACTAATGTGTTACCTTTTGTCTTTCCAGCCAAAGTAGAAATAAATTTGTTTCTCTTGTTATTTGTAATGATCCATTTCATTTCTTCTGGATATTTTAAAGTCTTGACTAACTTCTTGTCTTCGTCACTATAGTCAAGGAGGATGCAATCAATTTCTAATTTAGATAGAATGTCCTTCTCCATTAGTTCTTTCGTGGTAGTAACATCCTTCACTGGACCAAACAGTCCTTCAATAACTAACTTATGAGTAAGAGCCCCATCGAGTGTACCTGTAGTTCCAATTCTATATTTGGCGTTCTTTAGTTTCGACATGATAGAAGTCAACGACTTGGCTTTGAACAAGTGACATTCATCACCAAAGGCAATTTCAAAGTCTTCGAAGTATTTTGCCGGTAATTTGTACAAACTCTGCCATGTGGAAATAACGATCTTTTTATCGGTGTTTTTATCTTGTCCTGCATAAATCTTATGACAGTTCTCTTCTACATTCCACCCGTTCATCTTGGAGTAATCCTCGAAGTCTGAATACATTTGAGAAACCAAACCAGTAGTAGGTACGATGATCAAAGTCTTCTTGTTCGTTTTTTCTATTAGATGACGAAGAAGACCGTAGATGATCAGACTCTTTCCTGATCCAGTAGGAGATAACAACAAACATCTTTCATGTTTAATTGCATGAGAAATGGCTCGTATCTGATGATCATGTGGTATGATTAGTTTACCACCCGCAGATATTTTTAAGGTATCTGTTAGGTATCGTTTGACTAAATCATCACTGACTTTATTATGTGGTGTATCAAAAGTTACCTGATAAGTGTAACCTCTTTCTTTGGCGAAAGTAGTTACATAGTCGAGTAACCCAGAGTGAATCTCTTGGGAGAACATGTTGTAGAGTTTTATAGTACCATCCCATACCTTATTGCGGTAGGCAGGCATAAATTTATGGCCGGGTACTTTGAAAGTAAAGAAGTCAGAGAGTTCTTTGGCGAAACTTCGTTCACAACGAACTCTAATGTTTACTTCATCAATCTTTTCAATAACTAAGTCACTCATTCTCTATTTAGGAGAGAGGTGAAACCATGCCATTATAAGTAAGTAAAAAATTGATGAAATGTAAAACAGTATCATCATTAATTCTGAAGCAATAAAGTCTAGTATCTTTTCTATTAAGAACCTGATACAAACTTTCTCCACTCGATTGCGTTGCGAATTTCCCAATTTCTCTGACTGATTTCTTTAATTATAGATTCAAGATAGAATACTTTTTCTTCTTGATATGTTATCTTCTGTTTCATCAGAATCATATCGTTATCAGAATCAAGGTACATGTCGATATCTGACTTCAGAATCTTAAGATTAAAAGGTTCCCACCCCTTTTCTTCAAGATCCTCTTCGGATATCTTACCTGTATAGTATTCCCACTTTGATCTTCGTAGGGAAGCAAAGTCAAAACCCATCTTCTTTAGATTGAATCGTTCTTCTTGGAGAAAGTTGAGATACTTATTATGGAGTTGTGGAATCTTAAGAGACTCCAGATCCAACTGAGTATCATCGACTTTCATATCTCGTTCGGTATGTCGTTTTAAATCTTCAAAGTTCATACTGTAATTATACACCACATAGGCAAGTAAGTCAATACACTGTTACCTCATAATCTCGGTATTGTAGAGTGAGGCTACAAGTTACTGGAGAAGCTTCGCCGTCGGAAGCATTTAGGTCAAGTTCTCCTAGACTGCTTGGGTAGAGATCTTTAAATGTTATGGAAGCCTGTGGTAAAGATTTACTGTTCAGTAAGACTAATGTACCATCGACTTGGTAATCTGAAGGATCACCGGGTTTAGACAGACCACTGAAAGGATCTTCTGAGTTATATACTCCACTACTTGCAATTTCTGATCTATTTCTTGGTTGTACTTTTTCATCATGGATAGTAAAAAATCTCATCCAGTTGTATATCTCCATCCAGTTGCCCATATCTTCATTTACTAAGAATGATAGAGTAAGCGGATCGTAATTTAATTTGGGATCAGCAAAGTGAAGAGTAGGGTGTTTACTTAAGACTGGGGTATCTATTACACTAATAGATGGAACAGACGCACTCTGACAGAAATATACAACTTCTGGTGCCTTTGTCATCACGAACCTAAATGAAGTTGTCTGTAATAGATTTTCGTTGTCTGGTTGTCGGTCAAGTGCATACTTAACATACTGGTTATAACTTGGCATAGTGTTTCTCCAATATATTTATATACAAAAAGAAACAGGGGAGACCGAAGTCTCCCCTGTTCCTAGTGTCGGATCAAGTCCGAGTTTTAGTTATCTATCACTGAGTTGCACCACTACCAGAGTTGATACCGTGAAGGTTATCAATTCTGAAGATACGGTAGTACTGGTTGAGGCGAGCACCGAGGTTCTCACCGTCGGCACCACCGGCCGTACCGGGAACGAATGGGTTAGAGACAAGACCGTAACGGGTCTTGAATCCGATCTTGGGCTGGAAGGTATTCTCACCAACCGCACGAACCATCTGTAGTGGAACGTATGGGCAGTAGAAGAGTCCGGCGTCATACTGACTGGAACCCTTATAACCTACGACGCAGTAGTTGAAGTCGGCGTATGGGTCAATGTAGACCTTTAGGCGACCGTTGAGTGTACCGACAAAGGTGTTGCCTGTGTCGTCAACTTGGAGACTTCCGCCACCCATTGGGGTTGACTGAAGTGATCCACTGAGTGCGAGTGCAGCAGCGACATCTGAAGAACAGATGACGATGTTACCCTTACCGCGTCGAGTTTGTCGTGCGACAAGGTTGGCTTCACGTTCGATTTGGAAGAGCAGACCACGGAAGCGTTCTGCGGACCATCGACCGTCTGAGTCGGAGAGGATATTGTAGACACCACCGATACCGCCGGCGACACCGAAGGATACTCCAGCAGCGGCCTTACCGTGGAGGTCAAGTTGCTGACAACCAAGTTTGGAAACCTTGAGAATGGTACGAACAACTTCTCGGTTGATTTCCGCGAGGATTTCAGTTGAGAGGATGTTAGCGAGTTCGGTCTCGGCATCAAGTCCGTGAACAGCACGGAGGTCTTGAGCGAGTTCAGTTGAGTATTCGGCCTTGAGGGCACGAGTCTTCGCCTGAACTGCGGTTCTCTCGATGGAGAATGCCATTTGCTGGAATGCACTGGCACCAGATCCGTCGAGTGCTTCAGCATTCGGAGTGGTGAGTCCACCGCTAACGAACCCGGTGATTGGATCACCCTGTGATGCTCCGGGCGCTGTTCCATCCAAGAAGACACTATCACTTGAGAGTGCTGGATCACCAGTTGTTAAACCACCAGCGTTTGTGGCGTAACCTGTACGAGCTTCGTCGAAGAGTGCTTCGTCACCACGAGCATCAGCTGCGGAAACGTAGTTGCTCTTCATTGCAAAGATAAGTCCGGTAGGACCAGTCATTGGCTGGACACCGCAGATATCATAAGCAATTAGGTTTGGCATGGAACGACGAACCAGTGAGATAAGCACTGGGTCGAAGGACTGAACATTCCCTTGACTGTGTGCGTTGTTACCAATACCATTAACCATACCAAGCTGCATACCGCTGTTTGGAACGGCTTCAGAGAGGTACTGTTCTTGGTTCTCAAGAAGAACGGCTGTGACATTCTTCTTGTATGAATCGGTAATTGTTGGCAGTTCTGGATGTTCCAGAATTGGTTGCCATTTTGATTTTACTTGCTCAGCGAGCGAAGCAGTTTGATCGTAGTTAGACATCTAAAATCTCCTTTTGATTTAGATTATTTTCTTGTTTGACGTGAAATTGCTTGGGCGTAGTAACTCATTGGACCAGTTGTTTCCTGAATGGAAGTTGGTTCCTCTGAATCTGATTCTTCTGTGATAAAGGTAACTTCATCCGAAGCGTTTGACTTGGTGAAGTAACCTTCTTTAAGAACTGCGAGTTTATCTGCGAATTGTTCGGCGTTATCAAAGTCAATGCCTTCTGCGAGTGAACGAAGTTTTTCGACATCAGTGTCTACTAGATCTTCGGTCATTTCGGTAAAGACACCTTCGACGTGAAGGCCTTCCATTTCGTTTCTCATTTCCATGTTTCGTTCAATCTCTTCGTTGAGTTTGGCGGTGAGGTCTTCGAGTTCCTCGGCCATACCTTCAACGACATCGAATTTCTCTTCAGGAATATCAATGTAGTGATTGGCGAATACACCGCGAAGATCTTCCATGAATGACTCAGCGACTTCAGCACGAATGCCTCGTTCGACTGCGAGTTCATTATCCTTCATCCAGTTCTCAACGACATATCCTAGATAGTCATCAAGTTCTTTAGTAAGGTTTTCTTCAATCTCTGCGGCTGTTTCCATAAGTCGTTCGTTGTAGTTCTCTTCGAGAGCTTCAGCGTATGTTCCTAATGAATCATTAATAGCAGCTTCGAAGATTACAGTTGCCTTCTCCTTGAAGTCTTCTGTTAGTTCTTCGCCTGCGAAAAGAGCATCCATGTGTTCTTTCATATGAGGCTTCTCGATTTTGGGAGAAGCAGCAGATGATTTAGCACTGATTGATTTCTTGTTTGTTTTATCTTTGCCCTCAGTTCCGGCCTCAGTACCAATGACTGGACCCTTACCTGTGGCATCGAATGCGGACTTACCGGTGGCGTCTTTCTCGACAGCGGCGCCTTTTTCTCCGGCCATTGATGGTTTCTTAGGCTTCATTTCGGGTGACTCCTCTTCTAAGTTGTCTTGATCCTCTTCGTCCTCGTCGAATTCCTCATAATCATTATCTTCGAGAGTGATAAATTCATCATTCTCGTCTTCTTCGATCGCAAGGCCTTCGACCAGTTCCGAAGCTTCGTCTTCTTTACGGTGTTTCTCGGCAAGAATGTTTCTTGCTGCCTCGATTGGGCTTAGGCTATCTGAACTCATTTAAGGACTCCTTTTGTTACCTTACAGTAGTAGTATTTAGTAAAATCATAATTTTGAAAGGAAATCTCGGAACATAATAAGTTTCTGTTCTTCGAGATTCTTTCGTTCAGCTTTGGTTATTGTTTTTCTATAGGTTTCGATTTCTCGTTCTTTGAGCATACCGTTATTCCATACCCATTCCTTACCTTCCATGATACCGTTTACAAAGGCATCAGGGGCAGATGGATCTGCAACAACGTCAACTGCGGTTAACATGAAGTCTTCCTTAACCATCTTGACTCCATTTTTCTCTTCAAGTGTTCCCATACCTCTTGTGGATACGCCAAGTTTTACCCCATCATCGATGAGACTCTTGACGATTTTTCCATAGGGTGTGTCGAGAATTTTTGCTTTACCCATTACGTTGTCACCGTCGAAAGTCATTTCAACGATATTGTGACATACACGTTCGAGGTTTAGTGATGGTCCGTCTGGGTGTCCCAGTTCTCCCATTGCTCTACTCTTTTGAACGTATTCTTTGTTGTAACGGTCAGCTTCGTTGAAGAGAATTTTTCTCTCATACATTCTACCGTTACGGTTTACTTTCTCTGACTGCATAAAGATACCTTCGATGAAATAATTCTTCTTTCCATCTTCGGTGGCTTCAGTGAGACATTGAATGTCATCGGTTTGTTCTGTTATTAGAAGCATAGTTCTTCTTTCTTGATGTTATGTCAGCGGGACTTCATCTTGTTAGCGATTGTTTTTCTTCGGTTCTTAAGATAACTGTCTGATGAATCTACATCACCGTCGTTGTCAACATCTTTGTCTTCTTTGCCAACTGCATCTAGACCTTCTTTAACTTTCTTTTTTGTCTTTACTTCCTCGTCTTCGTCTTCGTCCTCTTCCTCGTCTTCTTCTTCGTCTTTGTCTGCAAAGGACTGACCGGTTTCATCGGTCTCAAGTTCCTTTTCAAGATCTTCTTCTTTATCTTTCTTTTTCTCATCGAGAATAGCAGAAGCAATTTCTTCTCTTGCAATCTCAAGTCGATCGGCAAGTTTACTCATGAGAGTATCCTCGATAGCTTGCTTTACTTCTGATGGGTTTTCTTCGATTAACCCTTCAATAATTTTGTTAACGTGTGACATTTTAAGTCTCCTTAGAGTTCTTGTATATTTATAAAAACGTGTTTTTATCCAGCAGATGGTGGATATAATGTACCGCCGAAGTCTGTTTGGTAATCTTCTGGTAATCCTCCATCAGATTCTTGTCCACAAGAAGAAGATGTTCTTGTTTGACAATCAGTAGCAGGTGAATATTTGGGCCCGCCGAATGGAAGTCCTATAGGTACGGGTGTTGGTATGTTATATTTACCACCAAATCCTTCGTCTCGCAATTCTATTTTACTCCAAGAATAAGTTATGCGTGGAACTTTAATACACTCGGAAAAATGTGTACCTTGTGGGCATGTTAAAATACCATAACACGCATATTGATAATAGGTTGTGCTTCCACTTTGACATCCGTTTGTGGTAGTCTCCGGTAAAAGATCTTCCAACGGTTCGCAAATAAATCCTTCTCCATAACCACATCCAAGTAAACATGGTATTCCACCGTATGAAATTGAAGAAGCTTGGTCTTGCGGACATGAATCAAATGCTCCGGGAACCTCGGGATCCTCTGATGTAATATTTTCAGTATGTTGTAGTCCAGAACCTAAATTTCCGGGAATGAACGAACTTGTTTCAAAATCTAGGAAAGCTGTTGTACCATCACTTGCTGTAAATTTCATTCGTCCATCATCTTCAAGTCCGTCACTTGGTGACCAACATGCTCTTACAGTTTTAGTTTCACATGTTTTAAATTCCACACTAGGTTCTCTTCTAGGTATTGAACATGGACAGTAACAATATTCATTTGGATTGTAATCATTATCACAATCACAATCACATGTCGGACAAGTACAACCATTAAATCCTGCACACGAATCTGGAAGTTGAGATTCTGGCGGAGCACATTGCCTTACAATAAAACCTGACTTATATGAAGTAATTTCTATGCAGTGTTCTACATTTCCGCAAAAGCAACACTCTTCACTACAAGAATCTCCAAGCCGACCATAACGAGTTATGTTTGACGGACAAGTATCTTCTTCTTCTTCTTGTTCACCCTCATCTTCAAATCCCGGTATTGGAATAACAGGAGGTCTAGGAATTGGTGGTAGGGGAGGTGGGATAATTGGCGGCGGAAGAAAAATGGGAGTTCTTACCGGAGGTGAATTAATAGTAATAGGACCGGAATCAATGTCACATAAATCCTGACCACAACATTGGTCTATACCTCTACCATCTAAACATGGAGTACACGGTTCTGGCATAAAATATTTACTATTATAGTCATCATAGAAGTAATGGTTTTTCTTATCTCTAATAGTTAAATCTAAAACTATTTCATCTCTTCTACGAGAAAGACTTAACGAATTTCCGCCCGTTAGAAGAACACTTTCAGTTGGTTTTATAATCTTTATATAACCAGTTATTTTTTGATTACTACCTTCCATAATTATTATCCAATACTTATCGGGTTGGTTTGACCGGTTATATCACATGGATCAGCAAAAATTGTTACGTTTATTCTACCCTTTGGTAATTCAAACATTGATTCGTCTATTTCATATCTTTTATTGGTTTCTAAGTAAGAAGTTTGTTGTTCAATATATCTAGAAAGAATAAGAGAATTCATTTTAGGAATTTGAACAAACCAACCCCCATCATTGACAATTGCACTATAGTCCATTGTGTTTAGTCCATGTCGTATTTCTAGATAATATCTAGATCCAGATAACCACCACTGACCCTTATATCCAAATCTGGCGATATTTAAACCTTCATCGTTTCGCTGATCTGGTACAATTAAAGGTTGAAATATTGTGGCAGATGGACAAGAACCAGAATTATCCATACCTCTCGACCAGTGAACATCAATTATTGCATCATATGTTGGATTGAAGTCTGTAGTTTGTGTAAGAGAAAACGATATAGCAGAAACTACTTGGACATTATTACCAGTTCCACTGGCAGAATATTTTTTTGTTCCAAAATCTGTATTAAGAATATTAGTACCATTAATATAATCACCGTTCGGATCTCTATTTAAAAATTGATCATCATGTAAAACTGGTGATCTAAATTGATTAAAGAATTTTTGTTTCCCTACAGGTGTGTTGCATTCCTGAATGGGAATTTGTAATCCGCTGAGGTCAATAGAGAAAAAAGGTCTTCTAGATGGATCTTGTTTAAATCCAGAAAGACATTGATTGGTTCCCATACCAACACTAATAGCTCCACTGGGAACTGCTGGATTTGATGTTTCCGGTAAAAATTCATCATCAATTTTATTTACAGAAACTCTGTACAAATTGATAAAACTACCACCAAAATTTGCTACTTTAAATCCAGTGGTGCTTAGTACCCTCAGTGGCATAAATTAACCTCCGAAATTTGGATCTGTTATGGTGGGAGATATAATGAATTTACCGGATATTAGTTTTTCTGCGAGAGCATCACCCGTGGTTCCACTTGATATTCCTCGATCATCGTATAGAAAAAGATCAAACATTGATGATCCAGATGCAAGTTGTGTGGATATTTCTTTAGAAAAAGATAGTGAAATTTGACCGGTTACTCCACTACTAGTGGCACCTTCTCCTGTATCACTATAGACGTACTCACCGTTTAAAGAAATATGTCCGGCGGTGGCACCCTTATTTGGTGATATAGATCCTGTTACACCATATGTGTTTGTAGTTGAAAATCGTAACTTTAGTGTATCATTGTTAGTATCGAGTTCGTATCTTTGTCCTCTAACATCCATCCTTGCCCAATAACCATAACTAAGATCAATAGGAACACCTGAATCATCATAATAGTTTATGTTGAGGACAAAGTTGGTTCCCTGTTCGTGTGAAATGTCGTAATTTGCTGAAGCCATTTACTACTCCTGATTGTCTTGATCTGCATTAATATCTATGTCGCCACTTTTCTCTTCTGCTCGAATTTGTGTTTCCATATCTTTAATTTCTTCTTCGGTCTGACGAAGAACATTCTTGCGAACAAAATCTCTTGAATAGTAAGTACCAATAAACTCTTCCATTTGTTGTAGGATCTCAAGTCGTTCTTTCATCATTTCAGCATTTTTCAATTCTGTGAAGTAAGAATCACGGATATAATCGAAACGAATATCCTGTTCTAGAGCCCTCCACTCTTCTTCTCGCATAATACCCTTGAGAATAACTTGAGTCTTAAGAAGATTAATAAACAGTTGAGAGAAAGCAGAACGTAACTTGTCTACGAATTTGGAGAACTTAAGTTCATCTCTTGTGATCTCTGATGCTCTGCCCATATTAAAACCACTGTCCGGTTCAAGTCGAGTAACAGGAACATTGAGGGCTCTGTAGAGTTTCTTCTTGAAGTATTCTACATCTTCCATCTCGCCTAGATTCTGACCACCGTCCAATGTACTTATCTCGGTTCCTCTACCACCTTCTCGTCGAGGCAACCAGAAGTCTTCAAGCATTGTCATGTGCTTCTTGTCATCTTTGAGTTCACCTGTAGACGCATCATAAACTAATTTGTTTCTATACTTGTTCATAATCTCTCGAAGATACTGTTCTGCTTTGGTCTTCGGTAATGAACCAACGTCAATATAAAAGATTCTTCGTTCGGGAGCTCTAGAGATACGGTAGATTACTACAGCATCTTCGATCATCCTAAGTTGGTTGAGTGGTTTGATTGCCTTCTGAAGATAACCAGTTACTCGTTTGTTTTCGAAGTCATACATTCCAGATGGAACATAACATATTGCTTCCTTTGCAATCTTAATACCATCAATACCTTGGTTATTTACCACAGACATACCGCCGCCACCGTAACGATCCATGTATGCTTTATCATAATAAATGTAAAAGTCCTCGACTTTAGTTACGATAGGAACCTGCGTCGATGGGTCTTTTACCTTATCAATTTTCTTAATCTTTTTAATCTTTACCGCATCAACTGCACGAAGTTCCTTGATACCCTTTTTGGTAGCAGCAGGATCTACGATGATGTGATAATACAATCGACCATCGATATACCATCGCCTGAAGATTTCATAACCCTTGTTTGCAAAATTCAGTAACCGAAGAACCGTATTAAACTCTTCGGTCACTTTATCCTTGATTGTATCTGTTAGATTAGACTGATCAAGTCTAAGTTTTACGGCGGGATAATCCAACTCATAAACGATAGCTTCGTTTAGAATATCTTCCATTGCCATTTCAATTTCAGCATGAGCTGTCATTGAACGATACTTAATTATCATCTCAGCATCATTACGAACTGCACCATCTAGATCTAGATACTGTCCGTAATGTCCACCGCCACCAACAACAGTAGACCCATCATCGACCTCTGGTGGGACAAATGATGGGTTTACTAGTGTACCATCGGGTTGGATGATGGAACTATCTAAATCTTTATTGTTTTTCCCGAATGAGAAACCAAATAGGTTCGGCATATCACTTCCTTCATGTTAAAATATATCAAAGACCGGCGTTGTTGACATCAATGTTGGGACCATCAGTAAACGGTTGATGTGTCCAGTACTGGTACTGCCAAGTAACGGAGAACTCTGATAAGGCACCTTCTGCATCATTGGAGAGATCGATTGCACTGATGTCTGATGGCCAACAGTCTTGGAGTACCCAAGGTTGTCCGATGATTTCTCCTGCCATATTCAGTTGACGAATTTCAACAATACCAAACAGTGTGCTTGGATCTTGTTGACCTACGTTTGAAGCAAACCCCTTCATGGAGTTTGCCCATTGTTCAAAGAATCCACGAATCTGCATCTCTTGATCGTTATAAACGGTCATTGTCCATGGTTCGAATGTTCTCTCACCAATTGTCTTGAATCGGGTTCCACGGAATGGAACTTCGATTGGTGCAATAGTAGAGGCTGGGATTTGACCAGCTCTCACAAGAACAGAAAGGTTCTGTCCGTTGTCACCGAACGGCAGGGCAGGAACATTAATTCCTGAAGCCGTTCTGTTAACGGTGATTTGGAAGAGATTACTTCTTACACCACCCTTAAGAACTTGTTTAATCTGATCGACTTTTAATGAGGGCATTTGGGACTCCTAGTTTCTTTCTACTCTATTTATACGAGATTTTTAAAATCAAGCACCAATTTCTTCAAAGTCTACACCAGTTGGGGTAGCGATAAAGCTCAGAGTAATAAAGTTGATGGAACGAGCTGGTTTGATGTAGATGTCTGCAACAAATTCGTTTCTATCAATCACGACTGGTGTGTTGTTTGATTCGTCACAAACAACCTTGAAGTCAAAGATACCTCTTCTTGCTTGAACGTCTCTGAGGAATGGTTCGACCAAGTTACGGAAGGACGCTCTTGTAAACTCATCGTTGAATTCAAAGAGTGAGAACTTCGCAGCAGTGGCGATTGATTTCTCAAGAACATTGAACAGACGACGAACATTGATTCGGTCGAATGCACTTGGTTTCGCAAGCATGGTCTTATCACCAAAGAGGACTACACCTTCTGATTCGAAGGCAACGACTGGGTTTACTCCCTTGACGTAGAGAGCATCGCGGTCAACCTTGTTGGGACTGTATGCAAGTTTAATTACGTTTCTTAGTCTACCACGGTTAAAACCGGCAGGGGAGAACCAAGGTTCTGAATCCTGATCAGATGCAACCATGAGACCGGCGATGTCACCGTTTAGTGGGACATATCGGTATACATCGTTGTATGGATCGTAAACTAGTTTCCATCCACTGTCCATGACAGCGAAGGAAGACTTAGTTGTGACGGCAGCTGCATCGGCGAGAATCGCAGTTGCTTGTCCAGAACTCTTCTCAACAACCGCATCGGAATCTGGTGATAGAGTTACGATACAATCCTTTCGGTTTTCTGCAATAGCAACGAGACTGTTCTTTAGTGCGGTATCAGCTGGGCCGGAGATAAGGAAGGATACGTCTCTTTCTTCTGCGTTATTGAAGATAGCGTCGTACTGAAGAGTAATTTCACTCGTAACACCGATCTCACCACCAGTGGCAGTACCACCTGCGAACTGTTTACCGTTACGGAGTTCACGACTGGCCGTTGCACCGGCTGCGGCACCGGTGGCCGGATCGAAGAACGCACCGAACGAATTACCGGAGTTACCATTGTAAACTTCGCCAATTGTTTGGTTTAGACCAGTTGGTGTAGTTTGTTCAACTGCCTTTGTAACTACGATATATTCCGAAAGATTGTTGATTCGGTTGCGATAGTAGTTCGTGGATCCGTCTGGAAGTTTGGCGTCTGTTGCTTTAGAAACAGCTTCATAAATTTCTAGTGGAGTATTCTTTGTTCCAGTAAGTTTACCGTCGGCATCAAAGACCAGAACGTGAATTTCGTCATTGAAACCGGTTGCAATTCCAGTGGCGTTCTGTGCAGCCTGTGATGTGTCTGGTGTTTCTCGGAAGTAAGATGCCCATGTTCCGGTAGCTCCCACAATACCCCATCCTGCAAATGTACCACCGTCCGCACCACCGGTTGCTGTTGCGGCACTATCCCAAACGGCAACACCGATTGAGTTACCGAGTTTACCGGGATATCTTGCAACGAATGTTCCGGAATTATAGTCTGAACTTTGTATAGCACCAGTTGTCGATGCAAGTTTATCTGTGAGTGGGAAACATCCAGATACACCAGATGAAACACCATGACCGGCATTTAGTGATCCAGCTGGTTCTGCACGAACGACTTGGAGGTTACTTCCGTAACGAAGGAAACTCGCGGCGGTCCACCAGTGTGCAGCGTTTGCATCATTTGGTTCGCCGTAGAGTTCTCTCAGTTCGTTCTCAGAAGAAACAGTGGCCACTTCATTTGCAGGCCCCCATGAGAATAATCCAACGAAACCTGCTGGTGTCGTGGCAATAGTAGGGACGATTGTGGTCAGATCTAATTCTTTTACTTGTACGCCGGGACTTACTTGAAAGGCCATTGTGCTCTCCTTTGTGAGAATATCTCAATATAGTCATGATATTTAGTAAAATCAGTTTTTCAAAACCACCTGTTACCTTCTAAATCAATCTCATATTCTCCATCAGTTCCATCCTGAATAAACCCAAAGGGCATAATGTCTTCTTCAATATTTTTCATTTCTGTTTCGTATAATTGTTTTCTCAAATCAACATCAAAATATTCTTGAAAGTATTTCTGCGTAGTCATCCATGAAAATATAACGAGACACATTACCAAGTCATCATTATGTCCTGCATCTGCCTCGTAACTGGTACGAGATGACACGAAATTTATAAGTTCCTCTAGAATATTGTAATCATGAATTATTAATTTATCGGTTTCAATAAAACTTTTAAGAGTCGAACAACCAATTTTTTTCACTGGTTGAGTCATTTTCATACCGTATGTGACCTGTTGTCCAAATCCCTCACCAAGAACCTGTCCCGATCGTCCTTTCATTGACGTGGACAACATATTTTCATACTCAAGATCATTACGAAGAATGTCCGCAACCTGACCACCGATATCATTTAACTCACATAATACCTGCGCTTCGTTATATTCTTTTGCGGTTTGATATATTACGTTTGGGTAAACCATCGGTGGCATTTCATTGTTTCTAAACGTCGCTACAACTTCATATGGACTATCAGTCGTATCGACCACGATAAATGCGTGGTAGTCCTGCCCTAGACCTCTGGAGGTGTCCACAGTTATGAAGTATTGTCTATCCTTTTCTGGTTTTTTGTACACCTTTAGACCCTCTTCTTTCTTCATGATCGGAGAGTCATAGGTCATACATTTTAATTTCGCAGGAGAGATTAGGGTATTTACCGAACCCAAGAACTCACATTCAAATTCTGTACGGAATTGTTCTTCTGACGAGTTGGCAATTGTTTCCTTTTTCCATTTCTCATCTCTACCCGGCACCTGTGACCAGTGTACCTCGATAGGAACATATGTGTTTTTACCCGGTTCGCCTTCTTTCTTGTTTGCACCTACCCAGTATTTGTGAAATAGATTCATACCCCTTGGAGTAGAGACGATTAGAATTTTAGTGTCCGTACCAGATGAAATGGTAGGGTAAACGGAACTAAAGAACTCGTCAGCCACTTCATGTGGAACATAAGCAAATTCGTCAAGGAAGATCATATTAAACGATCCACCACGAACTGCACTTGATGAAGTTGCAGAGGCGATAATTCTAGATCCATTCTCCAGTTCAATTGATCCCTTGTTCCAAGATATTACACCCTGTTGTAACCACTTTGGTAAATTTTCATATGCGAGTTGTAGACGAGACAACAACTCCCTCGCGGTTGCAAGTTTGTTAGCAAGAATTGCCACATTCATGTTGTCGTTGAATAGAACATAGTGCAAGATGTACGCAATCATTGTCGTACTTTTTCCCGTCTGTCGAGGGAACTTGCAAATTACAAAACGATTGTTATGAACAGTCTGTACGACTTCTTCTTGAAAGTCCCACAATTCAAATGGTACAAGACCCTTATCGAGAGATACAATTTGAATGTAGTTCTTAATAAAGTAAATGGGATCCTGAGAACACTTGATGTATTCTTTGATCTCTTCTTGTGTAAATTGTTGTTCTACTCCGGCAGCCTTTAATAATGGGTTGCCTAAGTAATGATCAGTCTCCGACCTCGGCATCTTTCTCCTCCAGCATCATATTTTCTTTTTGTTCTTTCAAGAACATTTGAAGTTCTTTAGTCGAACCAACGAATAGAGAATTGTTTGTGGTATTGTTGACTGTTGTAGTTTCTTTTTTAATATCCTTGAGTTTCTTGTGAATCTCTAGGAGATCTTTATTGGCATCTGCAACGGTTTTAATCATTTGAGCTGCTACCTCGTATGCTCTCGGACTTTCCGTTTCAGAGGCAACTTGAAGAATACCATCGATGGCTTCACTGCCTCGATTTATAATATCTTTCAAAGATCCACGAACTTCGTGAAAATCCCTGTCTGCCTTTTGATCACCGACTTGTTTCGGTTTTTCTGGTTCGATAATTTCAGCATCAACTACCACGGGTTCTATCTCAAATACTTCATTGAGATTTTTATCTACACGATCTTCACTCATACAGTTTCTCCTCCTCCATCTATCACATCACCAGTTCCAGATCCAACCGGGTTATTAAACTGGTATTCCGTTTGTGTAAACGTATAAGGTGGTATGGCAGATGGATCCGTTTGAGAACCATCAATAAAGATTCCAGTACCACCTGATATTCCAATATCAATTCTTGCCACCGCTCCAGTTGCTCCGCAGAGTCCTGCGACCTGTCCTGAAGTCAATCCATCCCCGAGATCAAACAAAGTAGACTTTGTGTATATAATTGTTTTGTCTCTTCTGACTGGTCCATAAAGATAACTCTTTACATTAAATGTTAATGTCCAGTTCAGTAATCTTCTAGTTTCCATTTCGCCGAGAAAATCATAATCTAGGTTTACGCCTTCTAGAACAATAGGCAAGTCAATCTTGGTATTGATGTCCGATGTTCCGCCCGCCGTCTGAAAAGTTACGTTAAATTCTGGAGTGAAGTATGGAACAATCTGTTCTACAATCTGTAATCCATCTTCAAACGTAGACGCATAAACACCGAGTTCAAATCCCATGTTATATGGTACTTCGGCATACTGATATGATAATTGTCCTTGCGTATTTTCAATATCCTTTACCCGGCGGCGGTGAATAGTATTCCTCTTTCGACTCGCATCATAATTCAAAGATGTCATATTAAAAGACATTCTAGGTAGAGTCATCTGAACATGAGCGTTTGGATACTCGTCGTCATTCAAACGACTATCTTCTTTGAGTCGTTGAATATATTTTTCCCTTGCAGCATAAGCGAGTGGGACTTGAATACTTACTCGTTCAGTACCATCGGCGTTTAACTTCTGTACCTTGATATTATCGAACAACGTACCGAAAGCTACAACGGTATTTCTTATCGTCTCATGGTAGAAATGTGATTTAAACATCAGTAGTCACCCTCCGAAAATGGATCATTCTCCGAGAAGTCCAGAATAGAATCACCCTCAGTCTTGATGTTGGAGTTTGTACCATATCCATCCTGTGGGATAATATCTCCAGAGGCACCAGTGACGCCATCAATCGCATCTTCTAGACCATCGATTGCAGACCAACCTGTATCCAGTTTTTCGTGTGAGTAACGGAAGAGTTCGCAGGATAATCTGTATGTGTAGAGTTTGCCTAACTGGTAGAATGGATTTTCGTGTTCTACAAATTTAATCTCAAAAATATATCGGGACATTGGGAAGTAAATCAAATCACCTTCCTGTGGGTGAATTTGCGTAGAACCAGAACCAACAAAGTTGTCGCGGAAAACTCTTTTTGCAACCACAAGATCTACGGTATCTTGAATTTCAAAACCGAATTGTGTAATCTGATCTCCACCACCGAACCCATCGATGGAATCGATATACATTTCCATTTGCATACCATCCGAGAAGATAGAGGCATTGTCTTCGCCAAAGATGGTGTCTTCTCTAACGAGTGTTCGTGGAAGGTATACCATATCTCGACCATACATTCGAATGGTTTCGACGGTGAGATCTTCTAGAACACTTGAAGAAGTGTGTGGTTTTTTATTGAAGAACGGATTAGTTCCCATTTATCATCCCGTCATAAAATCTGGTGGAAGTTCAAACTTGAGAGACATCTCATCTTCGAGTCTTCGAATTTCTTCTTGTGCATCCTGAAACATCTGTTGTCCGTTGAATTGCACGCCACCGGGCAACTGCATTCCCTCAAACTTCGAAAGATTAGAACCCCACTGTCTTTTGATGAGGGCAGCGGAATATTCTTTCAAGAAACGATCATTGTAAAGTTCTTTGTAAGTCTCACCATCAACGGCAACATAACACTCAAACATGAGATAGTCACCTACCGTGACCTCTTCCGACCAGTCCATGTCGAGATATAATTTATTAGTTACTCGATTAAAACGAATCTTCTTTTCTGGTGTTAGGTAGTCTGAGATCATTTGCATGTGTCTCATTGCTTGATCATAATATTGAATTGTACCACCGTTACGAAGACCATAGAAGTCATTGAATGCCATTTGGTATTTGACACCCATAAAGTTCCCTGCGGCTCCACTTCCGAATTGAAAAGCACGAACAACGGAAACCACACTCGGATCTACCAGATCCATGTTCAAATAACCATTAGTTATATCATCTGCAACAATTTGATGTTTGAGATATCGAGTTTCCACTCCATCGAAGTGGTACTCCGTGAAGTGTTCGATAGCATCATCAATTCGATCTTCTACTTGTTGATCATCTACATTAATTTCAACGACTGGATAACCTAGCTTTCGCAAGCAGTATTCTTTGAGTTCTTCTCTTGATGTTACGCTCATCCATGCACCTCCGTTATACTATGTATAAACGGAAGACTAACCCGTTTGGACATTGAAAGAAGATTCTATTATACTATGACCACACAGAGCTTGACTACCTTGTTTGAGAATAGGACTTCCGTTTGCAAGAACTCTTGGATTTCCTGTTCCGATGAAGGTAGAAGTAATGGTACTTTGACCATGTTGGTGTGGGGTCAAGAAAGAATTACCTTCAGTAGCAATTGATTGACCGTTCACAAAAACATTGGTAGATCCGGGTTTTGGACCCACCTTTGCTTCTGAATTTGTACCGTCTCCTATTCTTGCGACTCCCGGCATAGATTATGGTCCCGTATAGACTGGATATCCACCATCACCGGAACAGCCGAATGTTCCTGTGTAGTAGACCAAGTGATTCTTCTGTGATCCGGAAACAGTACCGAACCACTTCTTGTGAAGATCTTCCTGTGCATTGACAAAGATTGAGATCGAAGCATCAATACCACTAATAGGAGTAGTTGGTGGCGATCCGACAGAGGCCTGGGAGCTCGATCCGAACAAGTAACTGTACTGATAACCACCACCAAGTCCTGTCGCAGTCACTCCTGATGTACAACCATCGAACGTAGCACCTGATCTTCCGAGTGGGACATTCAAACCAAACCCATAGTAGAATGTATGTCCACCCGTTCCGTATATTTGAATATAACCTTCAGATGTATTGCCTATAATTCCCTCTGTAGTTAAACCTTGAGGGTTTACACCGCCCACACCCTGAGCGGTGGGTTGTCCACTACCAAATCCGGGCGATCCATCACTACCATATGTACCACCGTGGTGAGGAGGTGGTAGGAATTCTGGACATGTTCCATCTGGACATGGAGCTGATTCGAATGTATATCCAAGTGAACCGGAACTATATGTTGCTCCGAACATTGCATAGAACCAAGAAGGTCCGTCAAGTCCGCCGGTGAAGTTACCCGTATATCCAAATGACGATGCGTCACTGGGGTTGGCTAGTAAATTAACCGAACCATCCCAGTATACGGCACATGTTGCACCAATTTGTTGTTCTGCTTGTGGGTTAGACAATGGTCGTAACGAATCTAATTGTGAAGAAGAACTAGCAATAGAAATTGCAATTCTTGGAGCAGATGCCTGTTCAGCATTCTGAGCTCTAACTGTGATTGCACCATCAGTGTCAACTGACGTATCTAACGGATGAAGTCCCTTATGACCAACAAAGAAAAGATCAGAACCACTAGATCCAAATCTACCTTCTGCTGAAGCACCAGAAAGTCCCTGTGTGTACCACAGGTACGGGGGAAGACCAGTTGGAATAGTTTCCATATCTTGCGTGAGTGATGCAATTCCTAGGTAAGCAGAAGGTGTAAACGGAGATCCAACCCCAGTGCTTTCTCCCTCGGGGGCTAGTTCAAATCCATTCAGTCCAAACATATCAGAAGAACCTTGACTGGTACTAGCATTGGTATGTGTAATAATAATATCATCACCCAATAATCCCTGATCGGTTATACCAACGTCTTTCAGTGGATCTATCACCGAACCAACACTGAACCAAGCAGCAGGAATAATTTCACTAGCAAGATAATACCAACCGGGAGATAGAGTAAATCCTGATCCTAATCCCAATTCACCATTTGACTCGGGGTAAAGTGCAACTGGTCCAGTTCTGCCCGGAGTTACCTCTCTAACATAATCACCAGTCCATGATCCATATGAAATACCATCAACATCAAAATTCGAATCAGTCACCGAGATAGCAACTCCGCCTGAGTTTAATGCAGATCCCTGTGGTCTGAATAAGTATGCACATGTTGATCCATCAACGAATCCATCAAAGTTTGTGGATTCACTGGATGGAGTTCCCACTGGAAAACTCTGCATTGGAATCATACCAAACCAACCGTAGGTTCCCCTTCTCTTCGAAAGGTTACCCGCAGTTGCGGTTGCCCCTCCAGTATAACCAGAAATGTACATGAGATACTTATCTACTGTGCAATAATTAGCAACATAGATTGGTTGAAGTTTTGTTGTTGGGAAATACTTCATACGGTTCCAGTAGAATCCGGGAGGTCCGTCTAGTGTTTCTCCAGTACAAGAACCAGTTGTGAAGTAATTGGATTCAAATGGTCTTGTAGATTCTAAGAAGTTTAGTACTTTTATACCAGCTGTCAACCCGTCGTCATAACCCTGTGTATATCCATCCATCTGTAGGGCAACTGAGTATAATCCCTTGGCACCCTCCTGAGAGACGCCGGGCCCTGTGTGAACCTCTGAGAGATAATAGTTAGTTGACCAACGAGGATATAAGTCTCTAGCGAGATTATCTTGAGAAATACCAATACCGAAAATTAAGTCTCCGGTTCCTGCTTCAAATCCACCAATTTGACCGGGATGCGATCTCGAAAGACTGGTAATGTCAGACCATTCTGTATCTCGATCAGTGTTTGAGGCTTTGATTAGTGCATAACCAACATTTCCGCCGGTTGGAACTCCTTCACCCGCTGGACCTGAAGCTCCTGTATGACCAGTTGATCCTGCTGGACCTACCGCTCCGGTTGTTCCAGTTGGACCCATAACATAACCAGCACTTATACCTAGACCACTATCAAGAGTAAGAACGAGATATCCATCTATTAGAGCTGCACCGGCAACAGCATCTCCGGTAGGACCGACTGCGGATCCGGCATCAAATATACTACCGTCGATTAATGTAATAATTAAATTATCACCAGAAAGACCAGCAGCTGAAACACCCTGTCCAGAGACAGAGTTTAGTTGTGCAATAATATCATTGGTCTTCGTGAACCAACCATAAAAGGTTTCGGTGATCCCTAAGTTAGATAGTGTGTATCCGGGCATTAATTATTTCCTCTAGTCAGTAATGTCTGTAACATGGATTTGATTTCACTCATTTCATGTTGCAAAGAATTTTGTTGCTCTTGTAGTTTTGTAATCTGATCTTTATCTTCACTTTTTTGCTTGTAAGCAAGAAGCGCTTCTTTATTTTGAGAAAGAACTGCGCCAGATTTTAGATCTCTGACCAAATCTTTTCTACCTTCAATATTTAGGAATCCTGAACTCATGCGAGGGCAATCGTCCTTAAGTCTTTAACTCTTGGAACAACCGCAGTATTTAGTGGAGCTCCGTCGGCGTACATACAAACCTTGATTGTAAATTTACCCATTGCTTCCGTTAGGTCTGTGGGTAAGTTATACTCTACTTCTCTAAATCCATCAAATGTTCCTGTTGTTGATGCAGTCAACTGAACGTATGGTTCATTCTCGAACGGTGCATCTTCGCCCGCTGGTTGTTGTTTCAGAAACACCTGTATATCAGTGTTTTGTGGTTTATACTCGTTCAAGATTACTCTGATATTCTTAGACTCAAACCCGTCCGCGAGGTTTACCTGTCGTGAGATATAACGAGCTCTTGGAACTGATCCAGTTGAAACTGGTTTTGCCTGTGGATCTAGTTCACCATTGTTGTTGGACCCACCCGGCGTTAAGTCCTTGGCACCTTCAATAATGTTCTCAACTGATATAAGACTTATCTGATCCAGATCAAATACCGGCGACACATGATCATCTGTTCCAGAAATCGTAGCGTTTAGAATCAATGTTTCGTTCGTGTCAGATGCGTTAAGATTAATCTTACGAGAACTATCGAACGAGAATGATTCGTTCGTCGTTACTGCAAATTCTGTACTCGTTGCTGAGACATTTGATGGATTGTTTGGTGTAAATCTCATCTTAATATCGAAACGACTTTCAGGCCAGTTTGTAACTTCAGCGTTCAAGTTACCCGTGTCGAGTTTAATTTCATCTGTGTAACCGCCAGAACCTTTTTCTTCCTTCAGGGTAAGAACATTCAAACCACCGGAAGTAAACTTACACTTACTTACCTGCATCATGAGATCCGCAGTCGTATCTGCTTCCCACTTACCAGCATTTTCAGATCGGAAAAGTGATCCGAGATTTGGTTGTTCTGTAACAGGAATCTCGGTTCCAATCTGCTTGTCACCCATGACTGCAATGTATGTGGAGTATTCGTCACTGTTTGTCTTGAGCGATACAGCATGTTCACCGGGTAGTAGATATACTGGCGAAGAGAATGTGAATGTAGTGGCAGAACCAACACTCGCAACATCTGGACTTTCAGTAATGTTTACTTCAGATGCGTTCTTAACCACTTCCGCAAACGGGTACACTATAGAAGAACTTGGGTATCCATTTGAAGTTGGTCGAAGTTGAAGAGTAACTGGTAGTGTGCTTGATTTACTCTTGAAGTAAATGCTTACCTTATCAACATAAACACCGTTAGGGTATTCTGATGGTGATACGAAGAATGTCTGTGATACTGGATTAGTTGGTGAACTTTCATTCACGAAGAGATCCGTGTCCGTATCAGTTATGATTCTTTCCTCATTTACACTCTTGCGAATTAGATTTGGTTTACGAGTTGTGATTGTAATATCTTCTCTCGTATCAACTAATCCCTCTACAGGATATATCATTTCCGCACTTGTGTTCGCGGCAGAAACAACATTAGTTGCACTATCCGTGAGTCGGAATAGTTTCTCACCAACTCGGAATTGTCCAGTTGGAATGTTGAATGTCAAACTAACACTAGAAGGAATCGAACCGGTAGAATCTGTAATTAAATCAGCTTCGGTTAATCTGTAAGTATTACTACCACTTATGAATGTGCAGTGTTCGTCTACATTCGCTCCATCGAAGAATGCGTGAACCTTTGTATTTGGTCGAAGATTTGTAGCAGTGATTGCAATACTTTTCGATCTAACGAAAGGTACTACACTGAGATCTACGAACATACTTCCAATTTCTTTTACGATTCTTTCTGGAACCATTCGAGTTTCAATTCCAGTGCGAAGTTGCCTACTGGAGGTAACATCAGTTGTTCTTGAAATTCCCTTTGCATTCTTATTCAGAATTGTATCGGACATTGACTCGGAACCAACCCAGTTCGTCTTCCAATCATTCCACTGAGTTCCAAATGCTTTTGATCCAAGAACCTTCCACGCATCGTTTTCGCCTTCTATATTCACAAGAACATCTGGGTTCTGTGTGTCATCGTACCAGTTGTCTGATGGCGGAGTCAATTTAGCTCGACCTAACCAGTTTGTAACGGTAAACGGATTGAGATTTACTGTTGATGTGGACAATGGTTGAGTATTGAGTGATTCACTGGTAAATGGTAACATAACCAGATTATCTGATGTCTTATGAAGACTGTTAAGTGTCTTCACATTAAAATCAACACTGCGTGAAGTAAATGGTGATCTTAGTTCTTGGTTCTCAAAGTCCATTGCAACATTATAATCTTCGTTCTTTACATCACCGATATTGTGACCAGAGAATTGATCAACAATGATACCGTTCTTGAATCTATCATTGCCATTTTCATCTTTGATAAACAGGGATTCTGTTTGTCTTTCGAGAAGAGAAAGTGTACTGTAGTATTCAATCTGTTGAATTCTTCGTTCAAGTCTACCAATATCTCGCATGGTAAATCTCTTGTTCTCGATGAATTTGGAGATTACATCTGTTGATTTGTATGTGTAGGCAGGAATATAGAACTTATAAAGTTCCATTGCATCGACAACCTTATCTGGGGTTGTGGGTTCTAGTGCGGGAACACCTTGAATTACCTTGAATTCTTTGTCTCTTGTAAGAACGAGTTTATCGATTCTTGGAAGGAAGTAAGAATATGAGATATTAAACGACTGTCCACTTGCAGGTAAGAACACTGCATCGAAACTAGTTCCATTAAACGTCGGACGGAAATCAATAACCTTATTTAGATTAATCACTTCGCCACTATCGGGTGATGTGTATTCTGGAATGTCATCGAATGTGAATTTAATTTCACCGGAAGCAGGAGAGTCGTTGATGTATGATTCGGAAACGAATGGTCCAATACCACTATGTTCGAAATACCTATACACTACACTAATAGGACCGGCGAGGTTTGCCTTTTTATCTTTAACATCCGCAACAGTTCCAGCTGATTCTAAACCATTATTTGAGATGTACAATCTACCATTCTGGTAAAGATTATCTCGTTGTCCGTTGTCCAGTGAGAATAAGTTAAATACATCGGCGGTTGCTGAAATACCTCCATCGAAGGCAGAAACGAATGAGTAGATATCATTATTCGATAATTCGAAGTATTTCAATCCAGTGGCTGATGTTTTAATATCACCTGTTGCGAGTGTGGTTGAAACTTCTTTTAGTTTCTTGAATCTAATTGGACTTGTGGTAATACTTTCACCCGGATTTACATCCAACATGGCAATAAGATCAAACTTGGTAGTATCTGGATATGTCCCAGTACCACCGCCAGTGTTCTTGGTTACAGTTAATTTGCCTAGGTCACCGAAATCTGTGTTGTTGGTTCTAAGTGTAAAGGCATCTGAGAACAGATCCATAATCTTACCATTATTATCTACCATGATATAGTTGTTTAGATCAGTTCCATCTACTACACCACCAGAAACTCCACCTCCTACGAATCGAATATTAGAATTTCCGGAAGAAGCCTCGGCAGATAGATCACTAGGATTATCAAAGGTTATTGGGAATGACTTGATTACTCTGTAGTCAAGAGAATTAATTGTCTTGACCACATCTCCTACTGGAACTGGGAAAACTAACTTGTTCTGATCAGGATTGAATACCTTACCAATATAAGTTGGATGAACATCAAACAGTTTACCGCCGGCGGATTGAACTAATCCAGCTCTGTTTGTTTGTTTTGCGAATCCATAAAAAGCTGAGTTCATTTCATTTAGGAAGAACTTAACACCGGATCTCTTGTTGCCCATATTCACATCAAAGAGTGAAACTTGTTGAGCGTCATTTGATTGTTCTTGAATTTGCCTAATTCTTGCTGTACCAATAGTAACTGGAACCTGCGTTGTAGTATATTGATCCATAGAAGAACCAGCAGTACCAAGGAATCCATTGAAGTATGCACCGTTTAGTCCATAAGAATTCTGAACGGTCGTGACTTTACCTGTTGGACTTGGAACAAATCCAGTTACACCAGATGATACCGAGAGAGTTCCTTCTAAAATTGGTTTTGCATTTGCACCAACCTCGAAAGAAGCACCATTAGTTGAATCTAACTCAATGAGAAGTGTTGTGTCTTGAACGTCAGCAGAATTTCCTGAGTTCCTTGCCGTGAAATTTACCACCGTACCAGTTGCGTATTTGGTTGGTTGTGATCCCGGAACATTCTGAGTAACTTTCTCACCGACCGAATAGAATCGACCGGGAACAAAATTACTCTTGGACTGTAGAAGTTGAGTTCCTGTTTCACCTTCAGTATATGAACCAAAACCATTGAAATTAGCAGTTGTAATATTATAAGGTCCAGCCACATCAACGATATTACTAAAGTTTTCTGAAACGTCACTATTTGAATTTATACCATTTCCACCATATCCAACGAAAGCCATATCACATGATGTATCTCTAAGACCATATATATAACCAAGATCGCGTTGGAATCCTTGGAAACCTGTGCAGATTTCTAATAGGAGTCTGTTTTGACTATTATCCCAACTGATTACGTTACCCTTATTGATTATGTTTGGGTCACCAATATAATTATTATAATCAATTCTCGAATTGTCCCAGTCATTATATGTAAACTGAACGACTAGTTGTCCGTGCTTATACGAAGTAGAAACAGTTCCACTGTCAATCAATCCCGACGCAGTTTGATTGTCAACCGCAGCTGATCCGGCATTGAAGTCTGCATCAACTTTACCTTCGTCCTGAAGTACATTTAGATATCCATCACCAACAATACCGGGATCGTCTGATTCGAATCTGATCTCTTGTACTGACATGTCAGCAGTAAAACCTGGCCTCAATCCATAATGGAATTGGTAATCTACGGTTGCTCCACTTGAAGGAGCAGAAGTGGAAACTAAGTCTATAAGACCATTAAATCCAACGGTACAACCAGCTCCGAAACAACCATCACATGTATTACCAAATGCGTAGTTAGGAAGAACTCCGGGATAGGAAAGACTACTAAAACCACAAGATGCTGCAAAGTTTACACCTGATACCTGTTCGGCATAAAGAATAGGACCATTTACAGTTAGTACCCAACCAACAACTTCAGCTATTGCTTCTGACAAATTATTTGGATCAGTGTAAGCATATCCACCACCAGAAGCACCGAGTGTAAAACCTCCGGCCGCCGGACTTCCGGTTGCTCCATATTGGAATTGTCTCACTACATCACCAATTGCAAAGTTAGATGCAGAGTTGTAACCATTCTGACCAGTAACATAAGCATCCGCAACTGGAAATGCGTATATATTTTTATTAATGATGGAGTTGATACTAGACCCATATGAAACTGGACTGCAACTTTGAGTTGAACCACTAATTCCAGCCCAACCCTGTTGAATAACACCACCGGATTTCTCAAACCCTCCGGTCCCTGCTGATTGTAGAATCATCGAACTGCCAGATCTAAAGGTAACAGACTCCGCTGGAACCCATCGTCTAGCAACACCACCAGCTCTAACGTAAGCATTTGGTCCGTTTCCTGCACCAAGATCGCCGTCAATATTACCCATAAAAACCTGTCGAACAAACGAACAAGTAGCACCGGGAGTTCCTATTTGACCTTTAAAGGAAGCATACTCATTTAAATTGGGTGCAATTCCTCGACCTATATTGTAGTTTACACCACTTCTATAATTCTGCCGAAAAGTTATTTTTTGTAGAAAACGGTCTGCACTTGCACCGGGAGAATTTGCACCGGAACTAACATAACCACCTTGATTGTCAATTGCAGTCGGCAGATAATATGCGGATGATGCGGATCCCACAATTAAAGACGTATCTGATGATTCCATAGTAGCGGAAGCAAAATTATCGATAACAAGAGCACTATCGAATGAACCGTCATGTTCTGTGGCAAACAAAGGAGCCCAATATCTAATGGTAGCTGTTCCTGCTTCATTGGCCCTATATGGAATGTTGACTTGAATGAACTTACCTTTAAGATCTACTTTGGGTAAATTGTTATATTCAAAGGGGCCATCTGTTCCTAATATAGAAACACCAGAATCGAATGGGTAACTGTCAAATCTATTTCCAGAATATTTGATTGCTACATCATTGACGGGGAGTGCATCTGTCTCTGCAACGATAAAATTGCCTAAATTAGCATTTAGATTAGCACCAATTAAAGACTCGTCTGTTCTTGCTCTGTCCGAAGAGATATTTGTTTTAGATTGTGTTTCAAATTCATAACCAAAAACATAAGCCTTACCGGGATTTATGGATACGGCCAACTTAGATGCAGTACCACCTTGTTCTGTACTGTAAATACCTGTCGAATCTGGCAAGAACGATATTGCGCTTACAGTTCCGGTAGCTGGATCTGGACTTCCATTGTTGGTCATGCTGATACCAGTTGCAAATCTCCCAGAATCCATGTCTACGATTAATCTCTGTGCGGTAGAACCGATGAAGTTTGTTCGATCTAATACATTGAGAACCTCAGCAGTAACACCATTATTGCTAACATTATCTCCAATACCAAAAGTTGCCGCGGCCGAACTTAGGGTAACATCTACTTGATACTTGTCAATTCTAAGATTGTTTAGAATAGTAGCATTGAATGGTGTAACGGTATAGTTACCAGATTCGTCGAATGTTCTTCTTGCAAGTGTCTTTTCTAATTCAGCATATTGTGTCTTGCTATATCGTTTAGTAATCTTACCGTTTTCAACTCGAAGGACATCTACGAAGTCTTCGTCAATAAATTCAGACGGAGTATTCGTGGTAATGTTCAGAACCTTGGAACTGAAAACAGGATCTACTTGATACCGATCGGCACCGGGTGCAGAGTAGTTATAAGAACCCTTGGCAGGATCGACAAGAGTAGGATCGTCGATGTTGTCAATAATCTTCTTGTTAATTTGAAGACCGACTCGGTTGGTTGGGAATTGATAAAGACGAACGCCCGCTGATGCACCTGCCGCAGTTCCTTCTTCACCAGAAGATGGACTTTCAATTTGATTGGCTGTCGATAATCTAAAAGGTAAATTAGTTTGTGGGTTGATGTAAACGAAGAAACCGTCAACGTAGAACACACCAGTATCGATGGAACATGCCAGTGCATCGCCTGTTGGTGCAACTAAATCGGATGTTGTTGATTTTACTGCAAAGTTTATATTCTGAGTTTCACTGTAAATTTGATCACCCAGACCGAATGAATCAGCAGCAGTTCCACCACCACTTAAATATTGAAGAAACACAACGGGGAAAGTATCTACACCAGTAGAGAGAGGAGCTTCTGTTGAAATTACTCTCGCTCGTAGATTTGATTTATCACCTGTACCAGTTAAGAAGTCACCGGCAATAAGAGCTCTGTTTGCTTCACTTAAACCTGTGGTGCGAACATAACCTACGTTCTTTTCTGTCAGACCAGAACCGAGAACCGGAGTTCCGTTCTTAAAGACATGATCTCCAAAACGCTCAATCTGTGTTTGAAGGGCGGTTTGGAGTTGAGTGAGTTCTCTTGCTTGAACGGCGAATCCTGGCTTGAAAAGAATCTTAAGATAATTCTTTGTCTTGTCAAAATCGTCGTAGTATGGATCTCCCGATGTTAATTCAGGGTCATATGAAGGCATGTTTCTATTACTCCCTAAAAGTCAATTACGACTTTGATTTCTTCGTCTTGATCTGGATTTCTTTGCACTGGTCTTACGTTCTCTATGTATAACACTTGTCCGGTATTTCTGAGGAATTCCGGTATAGTTGTTCCTAGAACTTCACCAGTAAAACCATTCAGTGAAATTACATTTCCTGCTGTCAGTGAACCAATTGTAGATGTTAGGAACATGTCTACGGTACTTCCGGCCGGTCCTGAAGTTGTTCCTGTTGCATAACCAAAACTTACTAGTGTAGAACTAAACTGGTTTGCGTTTGCGTTAACGGATAAGTCAAGAAGACTTGCACTAAGTTGGAATTGCGGACTAGTAAAGAACGACTGTACCTTAGTTGTAAGTCTATGTGACTCATCAATATTTACTGGTTGACTTTCAGTTTTGGTAATAGTTCCTACTGGAGAATTGCTTAGTTGAACTGTGCCATCTTCTAATAGTGATCGGAAACCAAATACCTTTTCGCCATCTAGTTGAGTTCCGAGTGCAACGCGAGGAGCAATAAACGAACCAACTTTATTCGTGAGTGTCATAGTTCCTCGTTCACCATCTGCATCAGCAACGAATCGAGTTACTTTGGCAGTAGAACCGGAGTCCATACCGTACACAATAGATCCGATTGGGAATGATTCATTGACGAATGTCTTACTATGTGTTACGGAATCTACAAAACCACCGAAACTATTTCCGTCTCCGCCAAATGTGTAACCGGTTCCTGTTGTTTCTCCATAGAAAATTCTACCGGAGGTAACGGAACTTGGTCGTTCATCTGGAATTACACAAGCTCTAAATGACCCGTTATCTACAGACACGGTTAGTTTACCGGCGGTATCTGGAATCCAATTAGTCACTGTTCCTCTTGCCTGTGTTGTGCTGTATTCACCTTGATGAATCTTTTGTCCAACAACAAATGCGTCTACTGGGTGAGTCATTCCCGGTGTTCCCACTGTATGGAAATCTATAACAGCAGTATTATTTTCGTTTCGTATTCTTACATCGGTAAAGTTCGGTGTTGCAGTTCCCGCAACGAATCCAGCAGTAACTCCCGCAGTCCATCCTGCAAGTTGTGGGTTCTTAATGATTGAGAATTTTCTAAAATCATTAAGAACATCAAACGCTCCACCTTCCGAACCCTTCAACAGTGTTCGAATCATTACTTTGTTTGCACCTAATTCGTATGGGGCATTGGAACCATGTCCACCTAGTGGCGAACCAACTGCGGAAGCTTGGAATCCAATTCCAGCAGCAGTGGAACCTGATGGAGTCAACATCTGAATTGAGGGATCAGTAATACCGGATCCGGGATCAAGAACTCGAATGTCAGTTATTACCTTCGTAGTGTCTACAATACCATCGGTATCTCTAGGTATACTAACATCAGTAGAGAAAGAAATTCCCTGAAACACTGGATAGACAACAGCGTTCTGTTCAGATGTATTCCCAGTTCCACTTGCAACATAGATGTAAGGTACAATATTAAAATACGCCGGGGTACTGGAACTTGGTACAAACGATGGGGTATTTTCAAACCTTGTAGTGAAAACATCTCCACCAGATGTTCCGAGAATTTTCTTATAGAAACCTATTTTAGTATAGGAAGTTGGATTATTCGGTACATTATCTGTTCCCATATCAAGATCAGTTAGTGCCCAGTCTGTATACTGTCCGGCGGCATATGAATTGTTTACTGTCCATTTGCAAGCATCTACGTCTCCGAGTGGAGTAGGGAATACTGATGTGTTATCCAAACCATAAACTGAATGCTTTATGTAGAATGTTCCATCAGAACTATTTCCCTTCCTCATTATTTCTGATCCGGACCAGTAACTTCCAGAACGATCTAGTTTAACTCCGAATACTCCACCATTCGAGGCATTTTCCTGAACCTCTCGTTGAAGGTATTCGATTGTTCCAATCTTGGTAGTGGAACCTGCAACCGAAACGGGAATATAATCGTCGGTGACAAAATCTAAATCTTCTTCTTTGAGTTGATACATGAACTGCCAAGAATAACCATCGGCACCGGGAGTTTGATAATCTGGATAAGTATGTGTTGGTTGAACTGTAGACGCAGTAGAACCTGCATTATTATCAAGACACTTATAGACTCGATACTGTGGTGTCATTACATAGAACGGTTTTGATTCGTATGTCGCAGATCGAAAGATCTCATTCGTATCTGAGAATTGAGAATATGTTACTCCAGATGTCCAGTCGTATCTTTTTGCTACGAGTCTCGCATCTTTACTTGTAATTTTCTTTGCAGCGATAGCAGAAGACCAAGAACTAAATTGGTTACTAGACGTATCCATAGAAGTTGGTGGTGTGTTTTCGTTTGGCCATGTTTCTGGCCGAGAAATCATCAGAAAGAAAGAATCCGAGTCACTTGAAAAGTCATCAAGAAACGATTCTGCTGCTGATACATTGAAAGAAAATTGCAAGTTGGACATTTATTATTCCTTAGTTTATTTATACTACAAGTCTTGCCCGTAATTGTTCGGTACGTCTATAGAACCCTGTGTTCCCTGAGAACTATAACTGGATCCGGCCACGGGAGGTGAGGTTAATATGTATGGACCTAATATAAAGTCCTGCAATCTAATTGCACCCCATGTCACACCATTACCATATGTTGACCTAACTCCTCCATGCCATGTGTTTGGATGTGGGTGAACAATCCACCAATCTATGTTGTTGGATGGCCATCCCGGCATGGTAGATCCGGTATACTCTCCGTCATCGAATTGACCAAAAAATTCTTGCGTAGCACCAATTCCACCAAACCTGCGAAAGTTTTGACTACTCCACCCAGAAGAAATTCCAGCACCCAAATCAGAGGCCGCGGTTCTTGTGTTTCCTTGTATATCATATGAATTTGCCGTGTCATAACCATATGGAAAATAATCAATAAGAAAACCATCTAGAATTGCACTACCCGCTAGATTATCTACAACCACTCCTCGCAAATCAAAATTCGAAGGCAACACACCAGTTGATGCTAATGATGATGTACATGTGACTCCATTTGAATTATTACCTGCAAGAGCGATAGTATATGGAAAATAATTTGCAAATTGAGGCATCTCATCACGCAGTAGTCCAAACCCACCAACATCTGCTGTTGCACTTTCCTTTCGGTATACAAAATAATCACCCAGTACAAGTTTACCACTTGGGTGTGCAAATTCTTTTAAGGTGTCTTTGTATTCACTTAAATTTGCTTCTGTTCTTACCACATATGAATGAATCTGATATCGATAGTTATCTTGTAACTTTTCGGTAGAAGAAACCTTACCATCATTGTTGGTCCAGTATCCCGGTCTAGTTACTTTTGAATTTTTAATTACTGACAACCCACTTACACCTGTACCAGTTTTTGAATCTACTGTTACTGTGTATGCTACAGGAATTTCAACATAATTTAAACCGGGATCATCAATCCGAATGGATCTAATTGTTCCGGTTTTTGTTACTGACTCTACAGAAGCTTTGGCTCCTTTTCCAGATAATCCAGAAGACGTTTTAATAATCACAAGATCATCAGGTTGGTAATTTAATCCGCCGTTAGAGAATGTTATTCCAGATATCATACTCAATAGAGCAGAAGAAAATTGAATTGGTTGATCAGGTCTAGAAACAACTTTTCCGGGATATGGTGTTGTTCCAATCACCGAGGTCAGTTCCAATTCTAGAATCGGAGTACCATCTTTCTTAAACTGATTTAAATCTACAATAGTAGCAGAACCTTGCTCGACTGAATTTGAATCAACAAACAGAACTCTCGTATTTCTAAGTGTTCTACTTCTTTCAGGATCTCCATCAATACATCTTACGATAGTTGGTTGAATCCATCGACCACCGGAAGCATTAAGTATATCAGTTGAAGGAATGTAAACTTCAGAATATACATCAAACAAAGCTCTCAGTAAAAACCTAATGGATGATTCTGTACCCTTTGCTAGATAAAAAGATCGAACTCGTTTTAAGACCGATCTCATATCCAGAGTATCTCCCTTTACGGAAGTGTAATTGTCTGGAAAACCTTTGAATACTTCACTCTTGAAATACTTCACGAAGTCATCAGTAGTCTGATCGATGTCAACCGTACCAAGTAAACTCATTGGTGCGAAGTAAGAATTGTCCTGTGATTCTAACCACTTATAATATTCTTCGACAAACGTAACAAACAGAGGGTGGTCCTGAACAACAAAGTCAGGAAGATTCTCTGAGACTACATCTGAAATTTTATTTCGTGGGTATCTTGGCATTTATTTTCTCAGGCAGGAGTATCGTTTGATAGACCCATGTTTATGGTAACTGAAGTTGTATCCGTTTCGTCAATAACAAGAATTTGATTTCTATTTACTTCTACATCGTTGTTTGTCGATGAAGCGTATACTCGAATAAAAGAATCGTTTGGAATACTCTGTACGTTTAGTTGTTTAATATCTATTTTACCAGTTGTATAATTTATAGTGCCGATATTAGTATCAGAAATTATTCTCTTACCGGAAACGTCCAGTGTGTAAAGTTGAAGCGTACCCTTTGTATCATCTTGAATGTATGTGTTAACACCATTCACAACAAAGGCATTACTTTCAATACTAGATTTTCCTGTTACTTGTAAAACACCACCGGGAAATGTCACTGTATAATCTTTCGGCGTGCCGAAGAAATCTGTAGGATCAATTCTTTTTTCTATATCAATTGTTAAATTGACAGAAACTATAGACGGATTGACGGCAATAATATTTTTAATTATAGTAGAACCTCGGAAATTTTCACCAAAGTCTTCTAACTGATTATCTGTATAGTCTTGTACTGATTGTCTGACTAATGATTTCACGGCAAGTGAAGAAAGTTCTGTGTATGCGTTATTGATTAACACATCAATAGTAGGCCTTACATAACTATAATCGGCATCAACAAACTCAGGAATAATTCCCACGATGTTTTTTGTTTTAATGATGTTTGTGATAATATCATTCTTTTCCACATCAGAAAGTCCCACAGAGTTCTTGGTATTACCTACAACGAAAACTTTTCCATACTGTGGTGGGTCTGCATCTTCACCACCGTAAACTAAAACTGACTTTAACTGTTGAAATCGTTTTAATATTTCAGTTCTATAATCTTCGGAGGTTACCAATCTATTCTGTGATTGAAAAGATCTCGGACCAATCTTCTTGGAGAAAGAAGACTGTTCTCTTTCACCACCACCTGTAGCTACATTTGACACTATCACTTCGAATGTTCCATTGTCACCACTGTGGGAGAACACTCTTGATCCTACCGCATCTCCGCCGCCGATACCGTTTGCGCTTTGACCTTTTGATCTAAGGTATTGAATAGAAATGATGTTTCCATCATCCGGCCTCTTTCCAATTACATTATCACCAAATTCTATTTCGTAATATCGGTTCAATCCGATTTGAAGGAAATATGTTTCTGTGGTGTCACTGACATTTAAGATAGTGTCAGACTTAAACCACTCGTTGCTTGTTGTACTGTCTTCTGTTTGAGAATCCTTAACAAACACTTTGAGGAATCGATTGTCAACACTCAATTCTGGAATCACATATCCACTCTCGTTTAATGAATCATAAACCAAATCATATGTGAAGAATGCACCTTCATAAATATCTACTTCGCCGGTAATCCATTCGGTTGGATCGCCGGCGTTATTGTAAGCACATGCCTTAAATTCTGCTGCGTCTGGATTCTTAAACGTAAAGTTAGTATCACCGACTGTTGCAGAAAATGTAGATTTGTCTGGTAGTATACCGTCATCGTAAGGAATAGTTCCGGCCGAAGTTGGTCTGAAGATAACCTTTACAGTTGCCTTCGCGGAAGTTCTAGACTGCGGTGTGTAGTTTAAAAGTTTTAGTAATGAGTTAATTGAGTCTGGTTTGATTGCACTATCTATGAACGACTCTGATATTGCCATGTTGTTATAGAAGGCTTGGTAGTGCGTATTGTAGGCAAGAATATCAAGAAGAATATTGAGACCCGAACCCTCAAAGTTGTAACCAGAAAACACTGACTGTGAAGACAGATATGATTTTAGATTGTCCTTGATATCATTGAAGTCAAGGCTGTCGATTGGTAGTGATGTATTTTTAGAAGACATTATCGTACTCTCTTGATTGTGACAGTTGTACCGTCTATGTTATCTTGACCGGAAACGGAAAAATAAATCGTTAGATCCAACGAGTTCTTATCGAATCTGTTTTCGTCAAATTTGAGTCGATTTAAAGTGACTCTGGGTTCATACTTTTCAATCAGTGTTTTTAATCGTTCCTCTATATCTAGTTGAATAAAAGGATCGTTCAATTCGAAAAGTAAAGATCGAAGTCCCGCATCTATCTGAGGGTTGAACGGTTTTTCTAGTAGGTTGAAAAACACTAGGTTCTTAAGACTTCTCTTTATGGCATTATTATTAATCAATAATGAAACGTCCGATGTAATCGGATTCTTCGAAAAGTTTAAATCTAAATCTACTGTTCTTAAAGGCATATTTTCTCCCTACTATGTATCAGTCTAGAAGACCACCAAAGCTTGGAATTTCTGGTATGGTTGCAGGATTAGTGATAGCTTGCGTGAGTTTACATGGATCACAAAGACTGAGAACATCCTGAATGAATCGGAACAACTCAAACACAGCACCCTTGATAATTTCTTGTATGGTTATGAATATAGTATTCAGTTTTGCAAATGCACCAATCAGAACTGCACTGGTAGCTGCAATTGTTTCTCTGGTTTTTGAACCAATATTATTTAGACCCAAATCAAAATTCAGATCGGCAAAGAACTTAGAAAGGCAGTTCAAGATTCTCATGATACATCTACCCAAGAATCCAGTTGCTAGATTTACAAGGTCAAAGAACGCATATGCAAACTGGCCAACTTGAGTTGCGAATAGTTGAAATCCATTTACAACATTCTGAACAGTTGCAAAGGGATTCAAAAACTCTACACCACAGATGTCATCAAATTCCTCGATAAAATTACAAGATGGAATTCCGGGGAATGGTGGAATGTTAATGTCCCCCGGAAAATCACAAAACTGACATCCTAAATTTAATCTACAATTTCCTACCTTGAGTAATGTCGAGAATGAAAGGGGATTTACCCAATCCATACCAAATGGAATTTTTATTTCAAAACCATCAAATATATTTTCACAATCATCTGATTTATTTTGGACTCGTTGGTTTATCTCTTCTGATCTTTGTGTAATTTCATTTACAATGTTTTCTAAATTACTTTCTAGATCATCAAAGATAACACCAATTTCCAAATTTAAACCATCTGCTTGTTCGTCTGTAAGATAAATTCCCGGTTGAACTTTTCCAAACCGCTTACCTATATTACGAACAGCATTCGAAACATATGATATGGCATCCAAGCCAACAGTTGTGGGACCAACCGCAGATTCTTCGTTACCTAGTAAACCAGTACCATCGGAACAGTTCTGATCTACTGTTCTATCGGGGAATTTGTTTTCGCAATCTTCGCAAGCCATATAGTTTCCTTATCAGTTAAGGTTTAGAGTTCCGCCGGTTGTTAGACTCATACTAGCACTAGAATTCAGTCTCATCCCACCATTCGATCCCATGAAGTATTCACCTTCGGATTTGAAGTTAATATTGGTAGTAAATACCTCTGATAAATCATCTCCAGATACCATTCTAGTTGATGTACTTATTACTTCAAAATCAGTTCCTCTGGCGTAATTTGGTACTTTGTGAAAATGTACACTGTCCACTAATGTGTCTAGATTTCCAAATCTCTGAGTGCATAATGCAGATGTTTGATATGTTTGGTTCATCCCAGAAATTACATCAAGTGTAGTTGCAGCATTTACCACCATTTCCCCTGCTGATGTTTTCATCAACATGGAACGGTTTGCTAAAAGACTCAAACCACCCTCTTGAGCATTTAGAGCCACGCTACCATTTGTCGATATGATATTTAAATTCTGGCGAGATGTAGCAGAGATTGAACTTCCCGCATTAATGAATATGTTACCACTCTTAACACCGGGAAAGGCACTGCTGATTGGATGTGGGACAGAGTGAAGTCCAATGTTACCACCGATAGTCATTATCTGTATGTTCTTGGTACTGTCGATTGATACTTCATCTTCGGAATATCTTTTACTCTTTCCTCTAGTATGGAAAAGTTCGTTGAAACACTCGACGGTCATGTCACCATTAATCGATTCGGCATAAGAACCAGAAACACCTATTGTTCTGTCTCCGTTCACGAACGTGTCGTAGTTTCCTCGAATAGATTCTCTTACACTTCCGTTTATTTGTCTTTCAACATTACCCTGAATAAACTCATATACATCACCTTCAATATTCAAGAACAGATTACCACCCAAGGAACCTTCGTCACTTGGAATTAGTTTCTTGATGTTGATATAGTTGTCACCCAATACAAATTCGTAGTTGTCTCTAACAATCTTGGCAACCTTTGTTCCAAACGGATGTACTTCTGTAAATGTTCCGGACCTATGGTAGTCGTGTGTACGTTCTTTGCCGGGTGTGTCATCTCGTTCAACGATATGACCAGACTCGCTTGTGATTACATGGTTATATGGATACTTTGCATCAAAAGGAGTCGGAGGTTCACTGTATGAACCATGCCCGTTTGCAACTGGAACATTCTTCACTCTATTATCTATTTTGTTTTTGACTACGGCCGGTAGTTCTTCTTCTGTTTGTTCTGTACCGTCTTCATCTTCCCATCGGTGACGAGCAAGTCGAGTGACATCAGATTCGTTTAATCCATGCTCTTCTGAGTCCAGTGGGTATTTTTCATTCGGATCTTGGTAACCGGCTTTAGACGGATCACTGACATCTGCTGCGTCTTCTGGAATACCGGGAATAGTTCCCATTATAACTGGCATCTGTGCGTTTTCGCCGTCGCGGAAGAATCCGAAAACGTGAGTACCGGGAACTGGTCCAACTGGTGTTTCGCCGATACCACTGGTCGAAGCAGAATTCACAGGCGTTACTGGAGAGGCCCAAGGTAACTGAGCCGTGGGAATAAGATTTTTATCTTTATCATGATAACCGAAGACTCGAACCCTACACCTACCAAGTCGTTGCGGATCTTTTCTATCTTCCACAACACCTTGCCACCATACAAAAGAATTTGACTTAAAAAGTTCGTGCATTATTTGGGAGCTCCATCTCGCATCAATGTAAGTTTGGTGTTGTATTCCTGATTAACAGAAGTAGATTCAAATATAAACTGATGTTCGATATCAGAGATTAAATACTTACCACCTAGAGATCTTCCTTCTTCGTCATGCGAAGTATAAGACCTTGCTTCTTTCGTTAAGTTTCTGACTTGCATGTCAGAGAACATCACGCATTCTCCTACTCTACGATTAGTATCTCCTACTATATTTATTTCAAGTGGAAAGTAAATATTCAGGTTTCGTTGAGTGTATACTAAATCTAACCAATCTTCTTTCTTGTCAATACCTTTATTTCCTTCATCGTCACTGAACAGATATTTTTGTTTCGGCACAAATGACTTAAAGGATTGGGGAGAACCTAATCTACTTGTAATAATATCGTTATCTTCTTCGATGAATTTTTTGGTGTTGGAATCTACAAATGGTTCAGGTGAATCATTTATATAGTTATACACTTTCTCAAAATACTTTTTACGAGTTTGGTCATAGAAATATATTGTACCTCCCCAAGCACCAAACGCATTGTATTTGGCACTGTTCATGTCTGGAATCGAAAAATTGCCTTTTATAGTTCTTCGTTCTCGTACATAAGCGTCTATTGGATCTTCAGCGTCATACAGTATATCAATGATGTAACCTGAACTCTTATCATTCTCCACTCCAACTACAGGTTCTTTAATCATATCCGTAAAAGAAGTAAAAACAGATTCCACTCTACCTCTATCATTAAACCTCTGAAAGAAAAAGAAGTTTGCACAATCTTCATTCTTAGAGTCTATTGATCCATTGGTTAACCATGATATACATTTTGATGGACTCCAGTTTGGCAAAACACATGAAAAATCAGAGCCCAGAGTTTCAGTTACGAAACCCAGATTACCAGAACCGGCATCTAATCTCTTATCTTCGAGAATGTAATCAGTGTAAATACTTTTTACAATATCTGATCTTTTCTTTTTGCTAAATGATTTTACCACGCGAGTAGTTGAATCTTTGAAACCCTCTGGGGTAACTATGTCCAGTCTGTACCTTGTGGTTTTTTCACTACTGGAAGATTTGGATGCGTTGTAAATGATAAAGCTTTCTAATATATCTTTGCCGGGAATTGCCTCAGTTTTTTCTATAGAAATGAATGTACTGATGTCCATAATTAAAACATCTTGAGATGTAATCCTAGTTTTATTTTCTTCTAGGTATCCATTTGGAATATCGAGAATAACCGTACCGACAATAAATGGTTGGAAGATACTTTCGTTTAAAGTGATACTTACAATTCTTGGTTCTGCACTTTGACCAGTTTTGATAATACTTTCATTGTCTTCAGCAGAAATAATATTAATAGACGCCCCTTTGAATTTACCAACGGGTACTGTCATAATTGTTTTTCGAAGTTTATTGGATACGGTTGCCATTATAGATTAATGACCTCTTTTAATTTGTCTTGTATGGTCTTTACTACCGCTGGACTGTATATTCTAATTGTTCTATTTCTATCGTTTATTTCTGTTTCAAATTTTTCATTCGTGATTACACTTGACCCGTCGTTTGTAATTGCAGTAACCGAACCACTCAAGTAGACATCAATATAACGAGCGGCACCTATCAGGGTAAGGGGTGAACGATATACGTCAACTGAATTTGTTTCTGAGGATAATTCTATGTCTCTAAAATGGTGAAGTGATAATCTCGATTGGTCTATCTTTCTCCCGACATATACCTTCTTAGATCCAACACTGTCAGTAACGTACCAACTAGAAACCGTTTCACCAATAAGATCATCCGCGTCACTTAGTCGCATGTGTCCAGTGGTTCTATCGTAATCTTTAATAGTTGCAGTATCAAGTAACGTATCACTTCCATTGTATATTTTCACTGTTTCGTCTATGGAGTATGAACTTGTTGCAGATTGCGTATCCATAGTAAGACCGTTTGAGTTCTCCGTAACATAAAGAGAAACACCTGCATACTTGGACTCTATTCGTTTGTTTAATTTTTCGTAACTGGCAGGCCAATCATGGAATGGATTAATCAAACGATTTGTAATAAAGAATGACCAGTATAAACTGACATCATTGTAGTATTTTATCGCAACACTCTGGGGTGTTTCACCATCAACAATTGTAAAAAGATTATATTCATTTGTATTCAATAACTGATTTGTTATGTCAGTTCTTCGCAGAATATCCACCGACTTTTTTAATATGCCGGGAGTATATTCAAAATCAATTACTGGAAAGTTTTCAAAGTAAAATGACATTATCTATTCTCCCTTTCTCGCCGCAATCTCTCGGCAATTCCTTGATCGATATTGACATCATCATTATCGGTCACCCCAAGAAAGTCTGTGACACTCTGTAGACTTTCGCCGAATTCTTCTGGTGCTCTGTTTATAACAGACTGAGTTGGATTTGATGTATCACTGAAGTTGCCAAATTTCTCTGTGGTCCCTAAGTCAATTCTCTTTATCATTTCTCTACTGTTTGGATGAACCTCCCTCATCTCAACTGAAAAGGCCATGTTACCTGGCTGACCATCACTGAAGTATGATGGAGCTCCAGCATTGTGATAGTTTACATCCAGACTACTAATAAAACAAAATGAAGTTGAAAACACTTTTCGATTTACATTGTCGGTACTAAAACCATCTTCTCCTTTAATTGAGTCTCGGAAAAGAAAATCTACTTTTACTCTAGCCGGGTTCATGAAAAACAGTGACTTATTTTTTTCATTCTCAGCGCCATCCACCTTGGATATTTCTTTATTTAATGGTGGGTGCATTGCAATCTTGAAGGTATTCACGATAGCTTGAATAACATCGGATTCTTCTTTGTTGGAAGGAACCAACTGAAATCTCATATTAAAACTTCTATTCTGTGGTTTGTTAACAACCAGTTCATTTCTTTTATTTTTCCCACCACCGACTGCTCGTCGAACAAATTCGGCGTTAGCAAAGAGTGATCCAACTAGAGTAGCTCCAGCTCCTGTGATTGCTCCAAATCCGGCAGCAAGTTTATCCTCAATCGAATCATTCGATGAGAACGAAGCCGCTATATCAGATCCCGCATCGATAATCTCGGTAGCTGCTATCTCAAGTAATCCTGCTTCTAGATCATCGAAAGAAACATTATAATTGTTACTTAATCCAACAGGAGCTGGTAAAATTATAGTAGAAGTTGGTGCGTCTGGATTTAATTCTGTACTATCGTAAAAACGAAAACGTATCATAGCCGGCGATGTAGTTGTTATAGTAGATGGAAAAGATAGTGTGTTCATTTATTTTTTTCCTAGTTACCTATCTGTTGTGGATTGTTACTTGGTGAAATTTCCCCACCAGATTTAATTAAACCCGGCCCTAAAGTTCCCGGAAGTGTAGTACCATCATAAGTAGATGTCGAAAAATCTCTGTAACATAAAACAACATTATATACTAAAGCCTCATTGGCAGATTCATTTGACATTTGAATTTGTCCAATGGTCTCACACCAAACTTTAGTTAGACTATACATTATTGTTGGACTTCCGGGTATACCAAGATCAGATGAAGCGGAGACAGGACCAACACCCTGTTTAGACACCGAACGAATTAGTAATTGCATATCCATAGTATAGTCATCTTGATATTCAAGTGTATTTGTGTTTCCGGGAATTGCCAAAGATTGCCAGGCATGTAAGGCATATAATAGTGGGTCATCTCTTCTCATCAGTAGAGTCATATTAATTTCACCATCATATGTTGAGATATATGGAAACTGTTGAAGAGGACCACCATAATACACTGATTGTTTAGAAGAAGTTCGTGATGGTAAAGTAAAAGAACGCACTGCCACATTCATGTCCAATACGTTCTGTTTAGAGAACCCAAATTTTCTATTCAATCCTTCTCGTTGTCTTATCGATTCGCGCCGTTCCGGGGCTGAAGTTGTAGTAAATCCGCCGGTTGGTAAAATGATTTCAAAATCATAGGGGTGAACAATACTCTGTCCCCTTGCGATAGTATTTTTCATTAAATCTACTTTTGGTGAAATCATCTGTTTGATTCTCCTAGAAGTTTTCGTATCTTCTTACTAGTTTCCGTCTGTATAACGTGCGACTTCTTCTTTATGAAATGTTCTGTAGGCAAAGCTAAAGCGGTTTCCCAATATTTAGGGTTTATTTCGTATACCCTCGAACGTATTCTATTTGTCTTATATTCCTTTAAACCGGCAAGTCCTCTTATGTATTTCTTACTTTCGGATATTATCCGATAATACATTCTAAATCTTGCTTGCTCTCCAAGATTTCTATCTGTAAGCAACGGCCACATTGAATAAAAGGTTCTCATTCTGTCCTGTATGGAATAGTAATGTAGATTGACTCCAATCACTGTGTCCTTGTCTGGAACCTCTACAATAAGAATCAACGGTTGTGCATCAAAGTATGGAAGAGTCTTATATTTCTGTGGAAAATAACGAAAGGTAATCATCTTTCCGACTTCTTTGAGTACGGGTTTGAATTCAGTCTTACCATAGATTCGATTGGAATATGATTCAAATACGTCTGGAGTGTATAGAGCAGTTCCCAATTCCTGCCTTGCCTCCGTGTACATCTTTTTGGCATTAGCGGGTGAAGGGTTCTTGGTAACTTTGAATTTTTCGAGGATCGATATTGGATCTTTTTGTTTTTTAGCCATCTGTTTCCTTCTTGAACAAAGTGTCCTCGGTTATGATCATAAACTTCCATCCCCTAGACTCACAGACCCTCTCAGCTGCATCCCACTTTGCTTTGTTCACTGAGTACGTTTTTACCTCGTTGATAAATGTCTTAGTTTTTTTCTTGGGTTTCACTGGTGGTTTCGTCTGTTTCTTTGGTTTGACCTCTATCAGAAAGGTTTTAATTTCTTTATTCTTGTTCTGCACTTCCATAATGAAGTCAACGTAATAACGATGTCGTTTGCCATCGACCGGCGAAACGTACATCACAATTGTTTCCTCTGAACCCCATCTAAAAACAGACGGATTGTTATCCATCCAATTCATCATTTTTCTTTCCCACAACGAACGATAAATAACTTTGGTGGGATTCCCGATGTACTTGGAGGGATTTTTTGGTGTATACTTTCCTTTGTATGCCATCTTTTCCCCTAAATATATATGTTCATTTTGGAGAAATATAATGACATTACCGAAAATTGCAGTGAAGACGTACAGTGTAAAATTGCCGATATGTAACAAGACGATAAAGATTCGGCCGTTTACAGTGAAAGAACAAAAGACATTATTGATGACTGCCACTGAAGTGGGTGAAGAGGTAACGGGTGAAAGTAGAAGTCACCTAATATCTAATTTCTTAGAAGTATTACAGTCTTGTGTTCATGGTAATCATGATCTAACCACGTTGACTGTAACCGACTTTATTTTTCTTATGGTAAAACTCCGAGAGTTCTCTGTCGGAGAGGATATTAAACTTGCATACAAGTGTCCCTGTGGCGAGTCTGTGACCCCTGTGATGTCTTTGAAGAGTATAAAGGTAAAGAACATCAAGAAAGGTTCAGATTACGAGAAAGAATTGAAAATCACACCAGAGGTAGTAATAAAACTTCGACCACCTACAGTAAAAGAATCTATGATGATGACCGAGGTAAAAGATGAAAATGATTTAAGCGTAACAATTCTTGCAAGTTGTATTAAAGAAATTTCAGACAGTGAGACTGTATATGATACGTCCGAGTACACTATAAAAGAATTAAATGAATTTGTTGACGGATTTCCCGTTGAAAAACTAAAGGATATTCAACAATACTTTGAGAGTCTTCCATACCCATACATCAAGATAACCGCCGAATGTCCAGATCCAGCCGGTAAAATTGATGTGGAGGTGAAAGACATTTTTGATTTTTTTTGATGTTGATGTCTCACGATGAACTAGTAAATTACTATAAAACAAATTTTGCTCTAATGAAATTTCATAACTATACATTAGAGGACTTGGAAAATATGTTACCGTGGGAACGAGAACTCTATATCATAATGGTTGAGAATTGGGTCAAGGAACAAAACGACGAGGCTAGAGAACGTCAATCCAAACAAAGAGGAAAGTAAATGCTTCCAAGATTACTAGGCGCGGGATTAAAAGGAATGGGATCTTCAGTCGGCGGCGCTATACAGAATTCTGTTAGTGGAGGTGCCAAAGCATTAGGAGCAATAGCTTTATCTCAAACAGAACCAGAAGTTTTAGCTACAATGGCTGGTGGTAAAGCACTACTGAGTAAGCTTAAAAGAACACCAACCGTTCGATCTCCTCAATTAAATACATCTGATGAAGTAGAAGATTTTAGTTCACCGGTAACAGACGGAAATCTAGAAAAAGCCATCGAGGACATGGGTAAGTCTATTACAGGTAGACTCTCTAAAATGGAAGATGTGTTAAGTGACGACCTCTTCAGTATTAATTTTACAACAGGTATAATGTCTACCGCGTTGGAAGAAATTGCAGGGACCGTCTCTATGATTTTGGGATCACTACCAGACTTGGAAAGTAGAAGAGAAAAAAGTAGACGAAATAGAGAAACATCAAAGTTTCAAAATAAAAACATTAAATTGTTAACACGAATATCATCCGGATCTGGAAGTGGAGACTCCGGTGGAAGTGGATTAATGTCAATGTTAGCTCCATTACTCATACCATTAATACCAATCGTGCTAAAAATTGTTGGTATCATTACTCTAGCTGTCATTGGACTTGCAACTCAAATAACGATAGCAGCGAAGTTATTCGAGAAATTTAAAAAACCAATCATGGATTTTATCAATTTTTTCAAGGATTTTCCTTACAAAAAACTATTAGATGACTTTCTTGGACGAAATTCTCGTATCCCCGGCCGCGCCGCTCCAGCTGAGACTGTTTCATCCTTCAACCCCGACGGCACCAGAAAAACCGAAAGACAAATAGATGAAGAACAACTGAAGGCGAACGCGGAAAAGAAATTAAACCATGGTATAGGTTTAGTAGAGAGTTCATTGCAAGCAAGAAGAACGAAAAATATTTTAGACAATGGTGGAACAATGGAAGATGTTACCACCAAGAGAATAGAGGAAATGCACGATCGATTTGGAGTCCGGCGTAAAGTAGATCCGAATGAAGAGATTGATCAAGTCCCATTGTTTCGTAAAGATGATCCCAATGTACTCTTCGAGACTCCAGTTCGTTTAACTCCAAAAAATGTTAAACCTAGTGATTTGAATCCAACTAATGCTCCCCAACGTGAACTAACTCCAGAAAGGGCCAAGGAGGCCGCGGACAGATTTCAAGATATTATTGGTGGTGATTCTGGATTCAAGGGCGGAGATAAGGTTTTACCCACAAAGGTTTCCTCTGTAACAAATATCTTTAATCCAGTAGAACCACGATCTCCCTTTCGAGACTTTATTACCGGTTACCCTACTGGCATAGGTTTTGCATAATAAAAAAGTGGGGTCCGAAGACCCCACTCTCTCAAACTCTTTAATTAATTTCAACCTTCGTTAGCGAGACGCTCGAAGTACGACATTGCGTCGTCCTCTTGCTCAGGCGCGACGGCTGCAGCCTTCTCCGGTGCAGGAGTAGGAGTTCGTTCCTCGTAGGAAACCGTAGTCTCCTCCGCAGTCGAAGTGTTCTCCGTACCAGAGAGAACCCGATCAAGCTTGGTCTTCAGTTCATCGTAAGACTTGAAGTTGCTCTTGTCACTGAATTCGGAAAGATCGTACTGCTTGTTGTAAAGCGTTTCGAGTTCCGTATCATCACCACCGAGAAGTTCAGAAGGCTGTTCGAATTCTGACTTGTCGTAGTTGGTGTAACCAGCAACCTTGCGAACCTTAAGACGGAAGTTAGCACCCTTCCAGAAGTCGAACGGATTGATTGCCGCTTCGTCTTCAAACTCAGGGTTCATGGCTTCGTTGATCTTGTCGAAGATCTTCTTACCATACTTGTAAAGGAAAATCTTTCCTTCGTTCTCGGGGTTGGATGGATCACTGACAACGTAGATGTTGCTGATGTAACTAAGCTTACGCTTTCGTTCACGAGCGATATCCTTATCAGATTCCATACCAGAGTTCCACAGACGAGTGTTCATCTCTGAAACGGGATCCTTATCACCGAGGGTGGTACGAGAGTTCTCGATGTACCAGCCACCGGGGCCCTTGAAGGCGTGATTGAACAGACGTACCCATGGGATGTCCTGAGACTCGCCTGGCGGGAGGAAGCGGACAACGGCGTATCCATTCCCCGATTGATCCTGAGTTGCACGCCAGAATCGATCGTCCTTGTAGGACTTACTACCCTTGCTCATCTTCTCCATCTCGGCGTTAAGACGAGCGGTCATGTCTGCGGTTGAATTGTTCTTTAGGTCTTTGAATGACATTATATGTCTCCTTGTTTTGTGTACTTTAGTATACTAGATGTTTTGTGTGTTGTCAATATTAAAACGGTAATTTAGTTTTCTTTGGTAATAGATTGTTGTTTGCGCCCTCCACTTCTATCTTTTCAATAATTGGCTTGGATAAATGCTTTGCAGCAAGTTTTGGTTCAATACTCATCTCTTCACAAAGTTCTACTACTGCTTCCATATACTCGCAGTTGTTCTTGCGAACCTTGTCTTCTACTTGTTTGGAGAATGAACTCTCCGTCATTTCAAAAATCATTTAATACTCCAGTTTTACGACACCTTCAGGCATCGTGTAGTAAATCGAATCAAAATACATTTTACACCAAGGCATACACAGTTGGCAAGGCCTTGCGATTCGCATTTCTCCGAATCGGTTAAAACGTAAGTTAAACAGTGTAAGGTTCTTTTTATACTTGCACTTCAGAACCGCGTCAAGTTCCGAGTGAACCTCGTCGTATCGGTAACCGATACGTTTGGCTTCAGGGTGTGTCTTGCCCATACCATTGACACCAGCAGACACAATCTGATTCTTGTAGACGATAAGAGAACAATGTTTCTTCGATCGTTCGATGGAAAGACACTGATCTTTACCGGTCTCAAGAAATTTATCTAATCGTTTTTGCGTAATCATAATCTAAACTCCCCCGGTTGGACTCGAACCAACGACATGCGAGTTAACAGCTCGCCACTCTACCAACTGAGTTACAGGGGAAAAAATAGCCACCAACAGGACTCGAACCTGCGACCTGAGCTTTACAAAAGCTCTGCTCTGCCAACTGAGCTACGGTGGCGATCACTCAATCACTCGCTTGACTTGTTCCAAGGAAGAAGTCCACCGAGCCAACCGAAAAACTTAGGACCAGCAAGTGCGCCGGCGACAAAAACTACTACGGTAAAAAATGCGGTTCCGAGAACCTCTGATGTGGTAATATCTTCAAACATGTTTATCTCCTTATGTGAAAAGAATTCGACCATTCTATTTAGGTAAGCACTCCCGGTAGGATTCGAACCTACGACCTACGGATTAGAAGTCCGTTGCTCTATCCAACTGAGCTACGGGAGCAATAGGCAAGACTGCCGTAAGTCCTTATGTGGCAAGGACTTGTTGAT